AACGGTAACAGCAACAACAACAATGCGTCCAACTCCTACGGGGTGGCGTTCGGCTTCTGCATATAATCTGTGCATCTTGGGTATCTGGCCCCCTTTGTGGGGCCAGATACTGACGCACTGGCTCCCGGCCTACGCCCCTATATCGCCGCGTAAGCGGCGCGCGAAAAATTTGAAAATTCACACTTCTCGTCTGGAAATTGGGGGGGGCATGTGATATAATATAATTTACGAACTTTTCAGCAAAAATGAGGTGGTGCCCTTGTCTGTAATCAAAAGCAAGCGCTCTACGTCCGACATGGAGTTTCTGGCAACCGCAAGGAAGTTAGAAATTTACACGATTCAAAAATGCGTGAATTTCCCGAAGCGATACACCTTTTATGTATCACAGCCTTTGGCCGCTGCGGCGACGCGCATTTATGAGGACGTCAAGAGAGCAAACAGCATATACCCCTTGAATCAGCATGAGGTTCAGATCAGGCGCGACTACTTCCTACACGCCAACGCTGAACTTCAGAGCATGATTTCCCAGCTTGAGGTGGCGCAGGAGCTGTTCGGCATCGAAATGGATACCCTGAAATACTGGATGGACATTGTAGATACCGAAATCAGGCTCGTTAAAGCCGTACTGAAAAGCGACAGGGCGCGGTACAAAGACCTGCCCTGATAAGATCATAGGTTAAGCGCTGCACAAATTGCCAGTTCTTCGACGAGGTTGACTTCTAACTGGTGGCTGCGGTCGCCTGAGGCGTCGTCGTCTTCGTCTTTCGCCAATGTGAACAACAACGGTAACAGCAACAACAACAATGCGTCCAACTCCTACGGGGTGGCGTTCGGCTCCTCTCGTGCCAGACAAAGTAACCTTCGGGGTGAAATCCGTGCAGAGTGGAGAGAAGGAGTGCTTGACCTTCCTGCAAGGGTAAATATATGCCCTGATGCGTCCGGGCGGACGCTGCTTGCATGGTACGGATTGCAGGTCATTCCGTATTTCATGCCCGGTGACGCTATGTGCCTACTGCAACCTGCCAACAGGCATACGGGGCAAGCGAGGTTTCTTATGACAAGCGAAGAACGTAGAGAAGCAAGGTATCAACGCCGCGCTGCCGCACGGCGGGCAAAGCGGGACGCCGCCTGCGCCGAGCACGATAACTACGACGAGGTGTTCAGCTATAAGCACCTCTATCAATCGTACAAGTGCTGCCGTCGCGGTGTGTCGTGGAAGGCCAGCGTCCAGAAATACACGGCCAACGCGCCGCTGAACATCCTGCACACATACAACCAGCTTGCAGCCGGAAAGTTCAAAAGCCCCGGCTTTTACGAGTTTGATTTGTATGAGCGCGGGAAGCATCGTCATATCCGTAGCACGGTCATAAGCGAACGTGTCGTTCAGCGCTGCCTGTGCGACAATGCCCTTGTGCCGGTCCTTGAGCGCACCTTTGTCTATGACAACGGTGCCAGTATGAAGAACAAGGGCTACGATTTTGCCGTGCGCCGGATCACGCAGCACCTCCACGAGCACTACCGGAAATACGGCAATGAGGGCTATATCCTGCTATTCGATTTCTCTAAATTCTTCGACAACGTTTCCCATGAGGTCGTGAAAGCGATCCTGCACAAGGAGTTCAGCGACGAACGGCTCCTTGCGCTCACAGAGCATTTCATCGACGCTTTCGGCGATAAGGGTATGGGGCTGGGCAGTCAGATCAGTCAGGTGCTGGCCCTCGCCTCTGCAAACCGGCTTGACCACTATGTCAAGGAGGTTTTGCAGGTGCGCGGCTATGGCCGGTACATGGACGACGGCTACCTGATCCACACATCTAAAGCCTATCTTCAAAACTGCGTGGCACATATCCGGGCGATATGCGCCGAGCTTGGCATTACCCTGAATGAGAAGAAAACGCAGATCGTCAAGCTGAGCCACGGCTTTTCTTGGTTGAAGGTGCGTTTCTTCATCACAAAAACCGGCAAGGTCGTCCGGAAAATCTATAAGCGCAGCGTCACGAAGATGCGGCAGAAAATGAAAAAGCTACACAGGAAATACCTGTGCGGCAAAATGACCTTCGCGGACATCTATGCGACGTGGCAAAGCTGGCGCAGCTATGCCGCGCGATTCAACGCATGGCACACCGTTCAAAACATGGGCGCACTGTACACCAACCTTTTTATAAACAGCAAGGAGGACTGCTATGGTCTACTTCAAAATCCTGTCTGCTGACGGCACGGTCAAAAGCGTAGAAGCGCTTGCCGATCCCGTCTACGTCTGTTGGCAGACCCGCAACGGCATTCTTATCCGGTGCGACAAACGGGACGCGCAGGGCGTCATGTCCGGCGACGGGAACACAATCTATCAGCTTCAGGGGAAGCAGCTAAGCGGCGTTGAGAGTGACGAACTTCTCAGCGCCGTTTCTATTACCCTTGCAGAATATGAGGAGCTTGCGGCACAGGTCGGCACCACGGACCCCGACGACGATACGCCGGTCAATCCGCCCGACGACCCCGGAACGGAAATCCTCACCCGCGCGCAGCTCACCGAAAAGGTACTGGCCCTTGAAGACGAGCTGGCAGCGGCAAAAATCCTGCTGGGGGTGACGGACGAATGACGCTGAAAGCCCTCGCACAAAAACTGCGGCCCCTGATCGAAACCGCAGCACAAAGCCTTGATGACACGACCGCCCTTGAGGCGGTCGAACTTTTTCCGGCGTGGAAGACCGGCACCGTGTACACAACGGGGCGACGGGTCCGACATGGCGGGATTCTTTATACCGTTTTGCAGGATCACACCGCGCAAGACAGCTGGACGCCCGATGCGGCACCGTCCCTTTTCGCAAAGGTGCTTATCCCTGATCCCGACGTTATCCCCGAATGGGAGCAGCCGGACAGCACCAACCCTTACAAGAAGGGGGATCGCGTCCGATTTAATGGAAAGGTTTACGAGAGCCTTATAGATAACAATGTGTGGTCGCCTTCTGCTTATCCTGCCGGTTGGAGGGAGGTGTCCGCATGACCCTGAAGGATCTTCTTCTGGGCGGCAGCGGCGGTCTGTTCGCGCTGCTGACCATCCTGCAAATCAGCCCCATCAAGATCAACCCGTGGTCTGCGCTGGCCCGCTCGATTGGCCGGGCGCTCAACAAAGATGTTCTGGACCGGCTCACCACTTTGGAGGTCGAACAGAAGGAAATCAAATCGGAGCTGGCCGCCCAAAAGGCGCTTTCCGATAAGCGCGAGGCCAACGGCTGGCGAGCAGACATCCTCCGCTTCAACATGGAGCTTGTCGAGCATACGCGGCACACACGGGAGGACTACATCGAGATTTTGGACGTTATCGACAAGTATGAAAAATACTGTGATAGTCACAAAGACTACGAAAACAACCGTGCCGTCCATGCAATCGCCAACATTGAGCGTTGCTACGACGACCGGCTGAAAAATAATGACTTTGCATAAGGAGGAAATCGCTATGAACCCCGAAACCAAAACCACCACCGAAACCACCGAGGCGGAACTGACCGCCGAAGCTCTGGACGAGCTTTCCAACAACAAAGGGGAGGACTAAATCATGAGTTACACGAATTCACCGATGGTGAGCTACACGAAGCTCAGCCCGAACCACAGCGGGCAGCGCACCCACAGCATCGACCGTATCACGCCGCACTGCGTGGTCGGCCAGTGCAGCGTGGAGACGCTGGGCCGCATCTTCACGCCGACTTCCAAGCAGGCCAGCTGCAACTACGGCATCGGCCTTGACGGTCGTGTTGGTATGTATGTCGAGGAGAAGAACCGTAGCTGGTGTTCTTCCTCCAATGCCAACGACCAGCGGGCCGTCACTATCGAGTGCGCCAGCGACAGCACAGAACCGTATGCGTTCAAGGATGTGGTCTATCAGACCCTCATCAAGCTCTGCGTGGACATCTGCCAGCGCAACGGCAAAACCAAGCTGCTTTGGCTGGGCGACAAGGACAAGACCCTGAATTACACCCCCAAGGCCGACGAAATGATCCTGACCGTCCACCGCTGGTTTGCCAACAAGAGCTGCCCCGGCAACTGGATGTACGCCCGCATGGGCGATCTCGCCGTGAAGGTCACTGCGGCGCTGGGCGCTGCGGCGAAGCCCACTACCCCTACCACTCCCAGCACCATCAAGAAGGGCGACGTCGTGCGCATCCTGTCCGGCGCGACCTACTACAACGGCAAGGCTATCCCGAACTGGGTAGCCGCCAAGCAGTGGATCGTCCGCGAGATCAGCGGCGACCGCGCCGTCATCGACAAGAGCGTGGACGGCAAGAATGCCATTTGCAGTCCTATCAACGTCAAGTTCCTGTCCGTCGTGGGTGGAACGGCTACACCGGCGCCCAGCTTCAGCGCGTACCGCGTAAAGATTACCACCGATGCCCTGAACATCCGCAAAGGCCCCGGCACCGGCTACGGTACGAACGGCTGCATCCGTGACCACGGCGTTTATACCATCGTCGCGGAGAGCACGGGCACCGGCGCGACCAAGTGGGGCAAGCTCAAATCCGGCGCAGGCTGGATCAGTCTGGATTACACCAAAAAGGTGTAAATACATATCGAAAAGGAGAATATCACCATGACTAACGTTATCATCGAAAACCTTGTGCAGATCGCGGCAACCCTGCTCATTACCCTGATCGGTGTTCTGGGCGCGTGGCTGTCTACCAAGCTCGCCAAGCGCGAGGAGCTGAAGAACATCTCTACGGCTACCAATGAGGTCATTCACGCCGCCCAGCAGACCGTCCTTGAGCTTCAGCAGACCACCGTGGAGGGCATGAAGAAAGCCCACGCGGACGGCAAGCTGACCAAAGATGAAATTACTGAGCTGGGCAAGCTGCTTATTGACGGCGCTATGGCTAAGATGTCCGACACCTCTAAAAACCTGCTCAACGCTGCTGGTGTGGACATTTCCGCTATCATTCGCGGCGCAGGCGAAGCCCTCATTGCGCGGATGAAATAACTCGCTGCGCCGGTGTAACATTCTGCTGAAAAGCGGTGTTACACCGGCTGAAAATGTTACAAAAGCTTGTAACACTGTAACGATGATGTTACACGCGAATGTTACGGCTGAAAGCCTTGAAAACAGGCGCTTTTCAGCCTTTGTAACATTGTAACATAATTTTCTAATATACCTATTGAAATAAAGGGCGCAAGGCGTACATATACGTCATAGCGCCTTTGCGCGCCATATGCACGCGCGTATAGGGAAAATGGCCCTCGGATGTTACAAAAGCATCCGGGGGCCTTATTTTTTTTTTGCCTTCTACGACACCAGCACGAAAAATTTAACTGATAGCTCAAAATATTTGACTTTTCCTCTTGACAAGTACAAATTATTGCACTATAATATGCTTGCCAGTTGAAATAATCGTACCGAAACAGGAGGACAAGAAAATGAAGGTCAAAGAAACACGCTGGATGGACATGGACGATTTGCGCGGGCTGTGCATCAAGCACGGGTGGTTTACACGGGGTGACTGCAAAGCCTACGACAAGCTGCTGAAAATGCCGTATGACGCTAAAGGCAAACTGCGGAACATCACCACGACGATTCTCTGCAACATGGCACAGGCCATCACGCAGTACAGCGATCCCGAAACCTATGAAATTCTTGAGTTTGAAGGCATCCTGTATTGTCTCGGCGAAATCTGCCACACCTGCTTTTCCGTTGAAGACTGAATGGAGGTAACGAAAATGTTCAAGATCAACAGCTACACCGATCTGAAGGTCGCCTACGAAATCCTTGAGATCGCTTATGAGAGCGGCAGGAGCCAGAAGGCCGTCGACCTCAAGCGCGAAATGCGCGCGTTCTTCCACCGCCCCGTCTCTGAGCGCCGCATCGTTCAGGATGACGGCATCGACGGCTATACGGAGCTGCTGCCGCTGCCCGAATATATCGAAACGATGGACGAGGCCGTCACCTACTTCGAGGACTACGAATACCGGCGCTATTACCCGTCCGCCTATGACTGCACCGGTCAGGCGTTTACGAGCTGGTACAAGGTTTTCGTTCGTGGCGGACGCTTCTGGGCGTACCACCGTGTCAGTGTGGATGTTTAAGAGGAGGATAACGAGAGTGAGGTATCTGGTTCAGGCCATTCTGATTGATGGCGATATCGAAACTGTGGTTGGCAGCATAAAGAGCGATGACTACAAGGCCGCCGCCACATTCCTGATGATGATGCACCGCCACGGCTACAAATACCTTTACCGTGCGATGGACATTGAAACCGGGGAAATCGTGATGTCAACAACAAAGAACGAATTCCAATGAGCCGAAACGCCCGTTTGGGCGTCTGCCGGAACCGCCCCACCGGCACTGAAGATGGCAGGGCAACGGAGGTAAAACATGAAAACATATGTAGTCTATTTCTTCATCAAGGCAAACCGGACAGAATATCTGGCCGACGTCGCTGTCGAAGCTCCTACGGCAAAAGCTGCCTGCGCGCTTTGCAAGGACTGGTATTTCAAGACGACCGGCAAGAACGCTTTCCGGCCCACAACGAAGCTGAGCGACGAAGACCGGAAGTGGTATGAGGACCATAACCGCATCAAGCACTTCGACGCGGCGCTGAAGCAGAACGGAGGTAAGCAATGAAACTGGATCGAACACTGTTCAAAGAGGTCAAAGCGCTGGCCGGTAATGGAAGCCGGGAGGCAAAATTCGCCTTGCTGCGTCGGATTGACGCAGCAAGGACGGACCTCTCGACACCGAAGGCCCGCGAGAATTTTAACGCCTGTCTGTCCGAACACGGCAGGGCGGTTGTTGCGGTCTGCGTGGCTGCTACGCTGGATGCCCGAAAAGACCGTCTGGATTGCTGGAATTGGGTCTGGGCATATGAGGTCCTGTCGGCTCTGCCCCAGAGCATAACGCTGCGTAACCTTGAGCGCGCCCATATCGAAGATGGCCTGCATCCTACCGCCATTTGCGATTATGCCGGTCCCTTCATCCGACTGACGACCGAAGAATAGGAGGTGTTATGTATGGCAACCTATGAGATCATCCGCGAGACACACGGAGAAGCAACCTGTTTGGCAACGACCCTCGGCGGTCAGCGCTGGTGGATCACCCGCACTGCGGAGGCGTCCTTCACCGTGGAAACCTGCCTTGAGGTGCGGTACGGCGACATCGAGGTTGTGGCCGTCAAGACGTGCCGCAGTCTGGCGGCTGCCCAGAAGTGGCTGGAACAGCACTGGCGTGACTGGGTGCCGGACGAACGGTGCGAGAGCTACACACGGGAGGGAACATTGTGAGGATTGCAGATCAGAAGCGCGCGGACTTTGTGAAGCGGTTTCGCAGCCTGTCCCGTCGTTTCCCGCTGTGGCAGGTATGGAGCGACTTCATCACCATGTTCGCCATTGCGCTTTCCAACGCCGTAGATAGTCGATACCGCACGGAGCGCGAGGCAATGTATAAGCGGATCATCGAGAAGTACGAGAAAGCAGAGCGCACGGTGTTCCCTGAACTGGTAGAGGATGTGGTCAACGCCTTTGACGCCGACCGGGAGCAGGATTTTCTGGGCGGCGCGTACATGGAGCTGGAACTCGGCAATCACTGGATCGGCCAGTTCTTCACGCCCTATGACATCTGCCGCTGCATGGCGGAGATTACCACCGGTGACGTTGTAGAGCAGATCAACCGCGACGGCTTCGTCACGCTGAATGACTGCGCGTGTGGAGCGGGGGCTACACTGATCGCGGCGGTGAATCAGATCGAAAAGCAGCTGTTTGAGGCAAAAAGCCCGCTGCGCTGGCAGAATCACGTCCTTGTGACGGCGCAGGACCTCGACTTCACAACGGGGATGATGTGCTATATTCAGCTCTCGCTGCTGGGCTGCGCGGGTTACATCAAGATCGGCAACACCTTGACCGACCCCATGCACGACGGAGACGACCCTACGGCCTACTGGTACACGCCCGGCTACTTTTCGTCCGTGTGGCAGCTTCGGCGTATCTTCAGGAGCATGGACAGGCTTTTCAAGGAGGCGGGATAATGGATGACAAAAAGGTCAAATACGACGCGCTTGACGCCATGTGGGCATTCGTGCATATGGGCGGTTATCAGCTTCACCCAGCAGACATTTCTTCTCTAAAGGACCACTGCGAGCAGCTTCGACACCTGCTGACGCAGAAAACAGCTGGACAGCGGCGCGATAAGCGGGAGGACATCGACTTTCATGAGCTGGACGTAATCACAAATAACATCGTAATCGGGGCAATGGTCCTCTATATGAGCGGAAGCCTCGATGCACTGACACCGAAGGAGGCATCACACCATGAAAAAGAGCGTAATTGAAGCCCGGCAACGGGCGTTGGAAAACAGCGAAGTCGCGCCGGGTATTCTGATCCGGGTAATGGATAAGCCGCACCAGCACGCCGTCATCTGTTCGCACCCGAAGGTTTACCGTGAGAGGGTGCTTGACGGCTGGCACACAGTCGCGGCATTTCGGAACGGCGAGGAGGTGAAAATCTAATGCGAGTTGAAAATATGACCGACCGGGAAATCGTCGCGGCCTGCGCTGTGGATTTCCGACGCAAGGCACAGGAGGCATACGACGCCTACCAGAGCACCGGCATGACACGGTATGACAATGCCTATCACAAATACGAGGCTCTGGCAGACGCCCTTGACCGTGACGTTCAAAAAGCCGACACCCGGCAGGCCGCCGCGTCCCTCAAATCCGAGTTGATTATGCTGGCATCGGCGGCAAGCAGGGCGAAGCTGCCCTCCGCGCCGGAAGGTGCGCTGCTGGCGCTGGCAAAAGAGGTTATTGCAGTCGGACGACTGTACGGCTATGACGGGAAGGAGATGGACGCATGAGCAGCGGAATAACCATTGTCTGTCGGGAGGTGTGCCGACAGACCGGCGCTGTGACGGCGTATATCTGCAAGAAGGACGTTGAGGACCGCGACCTTCACCTTGTCAGCATTCGTGGCAGGATAAATCCGGAGTTGCAGTATTACGCCATCCGTACCTGCGTTGCGGACAACATGGAGGAGCTTGAAGACCTGTTGCGGTTTCTCAAGCGCCGCAAACTAACCGAAGCTGACGTGAGCCGCTACGGCGGGATTGTCCGGCTGTGAAAGCTACACGAAGGAGGAAAACAAAATGAAATACAACAGTGTTGAGGAATGGAAGGCGGAGGCGACCCGCCGATTTGGCCCTGATATGCTCAAGTGGCGTTTCCGCTGCCCTATGTGCGGTCACGTCGCGTCCGTGCAGGACTTCAAGGACGCCGGGGCAAAATCTCCGAGCTGTGCCTATCAGGAGTGTCTGGGCCGGTACACCGGCAAGGGCACGCCGAAGGAGGGCGACAGCAGCGGCTGTAACTGGGCAGCCTACGGACTGTTCGGTATTCCCGCTGAGCACGACATCGTTGTCGTGGCCCCCGACGACCAAGTGGACGTGTACCCGTTCGCAGACGGAGAACAGGAGGCTAACAATGGCTGAACTTATCGAACGACAGGCGGCAGTTAAAGCCGCCGAACACGCATATAACGAGTGGAATCTTGCAATGGCGGCAGCTGACGGACAGAGGCAGATCAACCGCGTTTTCAAGATGCAGGAGCTGTGCAAGGCTGTGATCTCCGTTTTTGAGAACGTTCCCGCTGCTGATCTCGACTGTACCGGCTGCGTCTGGTTGAATACGCGACACCAGAAGTGTTCCTGCTGCCGGAGGAATCAGTACATCAAGGACAACTACAAGGAAGCCGGAGTATGAAACGTGAAGAATTCTACCGTGGAAAGCGCGGCGCAAAATACGGCATCTGGAACAGAGAGAAGGCAGTCTGGCAGTTTGACATCTGCGAGGACACACCGTTTCTGGCCGAAGCGAGGCTACACCAGAAGATCGGTGACGACGCGAAGAAATGGCGTTTCGAGGCTCGGCGGCTGCCGGACAGGAAAATCACTCTCGTCAAGAGAGTTAAATACGCCGGTGACGTTCACAGCGCTTTGGTGGCGCTGGGCTGGGACATAGACACTGCCGCCGCGTTTCTTGACCGTATTCCGGATGCAAAGTAAAAGGAGGCACGCCGTATGATAAGCAACAAGAAGGTCGTCGAAGCTGCGAAAACCATTGTGGACTACTGCAAGCAGCAGGACGGGTGCCAAAACTGCATCTTCCGCTCGTTTGGGTGCGATCACTGGAACTGTGCGATAGGTGCCTTTGAAATCCGGGATGTGCTGTCAAACATTGAAGCGAAAAAGAGAAATCACGGCTACTTATGAGCAACGCGCGGTGTGAGGGCTACACCGGCGAATAAGAAAGCTGCCGCAGAGGACAATTACCTCTGCGGCAGCTTTCTTGTCAGGCCGAACACGTTCTTAAACCAAAAGAGTTCGTACCTGTGTGTTTTGGTGGACCTGACGAGTCCCTCGTCGAACTCGCCGCCCTCGATGTTTGAGAGGTCCGCTGACTTGAGTTTTCCGTTTTCGCTACTGATATTAAAGTAGATAAGAAGCCGGTCGTCATATAAGTAGACCTCTGAAACAAAGTCAGAGATGATTCTCCGACGGTAGTCCTGCTCAGACTCACCCGGGTATGGCTCAAGATGTTTCATCAGGGCAAAGAGAATCTGGTCCTCTGTAAACGCGAGGCGCTTGCCCTTGAGGAAGCTAATCTCGCCCAGAATGACCGCTTGCTCGTTCTCGAGCTCTTGCAAGCGCGCGGGTAAGGTCTGCGTCGCGGCTCCTGACTCAATGGCTCGTAGCACGTTCGCGATAGACTTCTTGTTGTCCGCCAGCTTCTTCTCGTAAAAGGCAATCTCCGAGGCGGTATCCTTTTGGCGCTCTTGCGCCGCATGTACCTTCCTCGCGAGTTCCTCAAGAACTTCCTCTTGAAGGATATAGCGGACAGTAAAGTCAACCACGGCGCGCTCAAGGCGGTCGCGTGAGACCTGCTTCTTATCGCAAGTCTTATTCTTGCCGCGAGTGTTCCCGCAATAATAGTAGTACCACTTGTTCCCGCTCTTGCCCGTGCCGCTGACTCCCTGCATTGGTCCTTTGCAATGACCGCAGAAGAGTCTACCGGCTAAGAGGTATTCGGCCTTTGGCGACTTCGGAGCCTTGCGAGTGCGCCGGCGTTCCATTTCGGCTTGAGCGAGGTTAAAGGTGTCCTTCGAGATAATCGCAGGCATGCCGCCTTCGACGACTATATCGTGATACCGGTATTCGCCGATGTACTTTCGGTTTTTAATAATTCGGTTGATACTGTTCTTGTTGAAAGGCTTGCCCTGCGCGGTACGCAGCCCACGGCTGTTCAGGAGTTCACAGATGGCCGCATTTGATTCGCCCTTGATATACTGCTCAAAAATCGTTTGAACGGTCTGGGCTGATTCTGGGTCTATCTGGAAATGCTTCTGCTCGTCGACTCGATAGCCGAGCGGTCTCCCGCTTCCGGTGCTCTGGCACTTCAAAGCGCTCTCGTGCATTCCCCGCTTGATTTTCTGAGCGAGCTCTGCTGAGTAGTATTCCGCGAGGCCTTCCATAAGACTCTCAAGGATAATGCCCTCGGGCCCGTCCGGTATCGCTTCGGCAGCATAAAAGATTTGGATTCCGTTCCTCTTGAGCTCCCGCTTATAAACGGCGCTGTCGTATTTGTTCCGGGCGAAGCGGTCCGTCTTATAGACAACCACCGCCTCGAACTTCTTGCGCTTGGCGTCGGCAATGAGCCTTTGGAACTCTGGTCGCTCGTCCGTCCGCCCTGAGATATGACGGTCGCAGTATGTGTCGATAACGGTAAGCCCTCGCTGCTTACAAAAGTCGGTGCAGACTCTAAGCTGCCCTTCGATACTCTGGTCGGTCTGTCTCGGGCCGGCAGAATACCGAGCATAAATTACTGTATTCATGTGACCCTCCTAAAAATTTCGTCGTTATGGTACTCCAGAAGCTCTCTACGCGGCGGAAATCGGGGGGGGGGGGGTAAAACCATTCCGTCAAGAGAAGCCAGCCAGCGGGCTGTAAAAGCGTCCTGAGGGCTATCCAAAATTATTGGAGAAACATAGATTTTCATGGAAGGAGTGATAGTTATAAGGCCTCGGTCGAAGGCTTTATCATAAAAAGTATTGAGGCAAATCCCGTTGTCGGGGCTGACCCGGTCCGCCTCGCTTCGGCATTGCGAGTACGGTTTTATATGACTCGCAACGAGCATTTGCGGCAGTGCGCAGCCGGATATAAAGCACCGGTCGTCGTAAGCCGCGAGCACCGCCTGCTTGAAGAAGTGTCGTTCCCGCGATACTCTTCCGTGATTCGTCAGAGATGAAAGCGGCTTTGCCCCTTGCAAAGGTGAAGAGTCAAAGATAGCGAGACCTGTCAAGGTCTCCGCCTCAAGACTCAGAGAGCCCCAGTCGTGCTTGAACTCCTCGTAAATCATTCGGTCCGCCTTCGCTACGTTCTTAAGCCCTGAGGAAACCTTCGGGTCTATGTACCGGAAGTTCCTCATGCGCATTACGATAGAAGCGACTGAGTGAGGAATAATCTCGGCGACCTGCTGAATGACTTTATTGCTGGGATTGATTTTCCCGAGAGGAGTAACGCAGTAAAGAGCATAGGCGATAATTATGTCCTCTCTGCTCCACGCGTTCATTGATTCTGCTCCTCGTCTAAGCGGATAGCTGTCATAAGCAGCTCCATACGCCGCTTGACATCGAGCCCGGAGAAAATACGCAGAAGCTCCGCTTCCTCTTTGGAGCGCTGCTGCTCTAAGTGAATCTCACCGGAGTTCTGGCCTATAACGCCGTTATTGGTCCCCACCGTTCCGACGTTTACGCTGTTATCGGTCCACCCCATCAGGTAGTCGACCGACGTTCCGAGAGCGTTCGAGAGCTTCTGCATTTTATCGGTACGAAGTGTTTTGATGTAGCCCGTTTCCCACTTGCGGACCGTGCTCGCGCCGACGCCGACCTTATCGCCGAGCTCCTGCAGAGTGTACCCTTTCTCTGTTCTGAGATAATGTATTCTATCGCCTAACGTCATTAAGACCGCCTCCCTTGAAAAAGATTACTCTTATTATAACACGCATTTGTCTTAAAGTGAATACTTTTGCTTAAAATTCACAAATATTTTCCAAAAGGCTATTTACAAATCCAAAAGGACACGGTATAATAAATTTGTCCTTTGGGACAACCGGTAGTGCCTACGAGGAAAAATCTCAAGGAAAGGAGACAGTATATCGTATGGTTGAAACTCGAATGTTAAGGGCTCACATGATCCTGAAAGGCGTTACTACGAAAGACCTTGCGGACGCGCAGGGCTGGAGTATGAGCACAGCCTACCGTAAGATTACGGGCAAAGTTGCCTTCACGGTACCTGAAGTGCAGCTCTGTAAGGAGCTCCTTGATTTGGACGCTCCTATGACGAACGCAATTTTTTTTGCGGCTGATTTGTCCTAAAAGACAAAAATGCGGCCGACGCTCGCCGAAACCGCTCTTGCAAGAGAGAATCTTATGCTTGACCGACTAAGCGCTGCGGTCAATGCGTTTTACGAAAATCCACAAAATATGCAAGCCTATTTGGCTTGGAAGAAAAACAAGGAGGCAAAACAAAATGAAAATCACCGTAACAATGGAACTGACTCAGGAAAACCTGAGCAAGCTGAGAGCCCTGCTCCCTGATACCGAGATTCCCGGTCAGGTAAGTATGTTCGATTCCCCTTCGGAAAAGCCCATCGAGACTCCGAAGACCGAGGCCCCTGCTCCTGCGACCGAGACTCCGAAGACCGAGGACAAACCTATCACGAAGACCGACATTCGCGCCGTAGCCCTGAAGCTCTCCAAAGCCGGCAAGCAGAAAGAGCTCGCCGACATCTTTGCGAAGTTCGGTTGCAAGAAGCTCTCCGACTTCGACAGCCGCACGGAAGACTATCCGGCACTTATGAAAGAGCTGGTGAGTGTCAATGGCTAAGCACGCATTACTTTCCGCAAGCGGTGCTCACCGCTGGCTCGAGTGTACGCCGAGCGCACTACTTGAGCTTCAATTTCCGCAGACTACGAGCGAGTACGCCGAAGAGGGTACCGCAGCTCATGAGCTCTGCGAGCTGACTGCCCGCTATTTCCTCGGTGAGGTCTCCGAGATGGACTTTGAGAATCGTCGTGACGAATTGGCAAAAGGTCCTTACTACAACGCTGAAATGCAGGAATGCGCAAATGACTATGCAAGATTTGTTACTGAAAAGACCAAAGCTGCGCAGGAGTCTTGCGAGGACGCATTTACCGAGCTTGAGGTAAGAGTCGACTTCTCGAAGTACGTCAAGGACGGCTTCGGTACCGGCGACTGTATCATCGTCGCTGACAAGGTCCTTGAAATCGTGGACTTTAAGTACGGCAAGGGCGTTCGCGTCGAGGCGACCGGTAACCCTCAGATGAAGCTCTACGCCCTCGGCGCGCTTCTCAAGTACAACACGCTTTTCGACATCGATTCCGTTCGCATGACGATTTTCCAGCCGCGCCTCTCGGGCGTTCAGAGCTCCGACGAAATCACCGTCAAGGAGCTACTCGAGTGGGCCGAGAAGCATGTCAAGCCCCGCGCTAAGCTGGCCTATAAGGGCGAAGGCGAGTTCGCCCCGTCCGAAGAGGTCTGCAAGTTCTGCCGGGCGAAAGCTCAGTGCAAAGCGAGAGCCGACAAGAATCTCAAGCTCTTCGATGGGGCCCCGGACGCTATGCTCCTGACTCCTGAAGAGGCTGGCGCGATTCTTGAAAAGGCCGCGGATATTCAGGCGTGGCTTACTGACCTCGAAGGCCTCGTGTCCTCTACGCTGCTCAGCGGTCAGCCTGTTACCGGCTGGAAGATGGTTGAGGGCCGCAGCAACCGCAAGTTCGTGGACGAGTTGAAAGTCGTCGAGGCTATGAAGTCCGCCGGTTACGACGAGAGTCTGCTCTACGAGCGCAAACTGATTACTTTGACTCAGATGGAGAAGGACTTCGGTAAAAAGGCTGTAGCTGAAACGCTCGGCGAGCTTATCGTCAAGCCTCAGGGCAAGCCCACTCTGGCTCCTGCAAAGGACAAGCGCCCTGAGTTCAAGCCCGAAGAACAGCTTCTCGCTGAGTTCGATAAGTAAGGAGGTCTCGTTATGACGGAAGCGGCAAGACGCAGAACGCGGGCGAGAATCCGCCTTATCAAAATCCAGTGGCTCCTCATTCTGGCGCTCATTGTCGCCTTGATTCTCTCGTTCGTTACGAGACCGAGCGCTTCCGTTCCTGATGAGCCTGAGTCTTCGCCCGTTCGGGTAGAAGCTCCTGAGCCGATTACCGAGACCGCCGCGCCGGAGCCTGAGTTTATCGAGCTCGGCGAGTTCAAGACTACCGCCTATTGCACTTGCGTTAAGTGCTGCGGTATCTGGAGTGCGGAACACCCTTCTCGGGTCGGTACCGATTACGTGCAGCGAACAAAGAGCGGCACGATTCCGACCGCAGACCGCACGGTCTCGGTCGACCCCGATGTGATACCTCTCGAAACGGTCCTCATTATCGACGGTCACGAGTACATAGCCGAAGATACGGGAAGCGCCGTTAAGGGAAACGTTATCGACATCTATTTTGACTCACATGAGCTCGCCGTCGAGTACGGCGTTCAGATGAAAACTATTTATATTAAAGGAGATTGATACTATGTCTACTCAAATCACTACTGGTAAGGTCCGTTTTTCCTACTGCAACCTCTTCACCCCTCGCGCCGTTCAGGAAGGCGCTACGCCGAAGTACAGCGTTACCCTCCTGATTCCGAAGAGCGACAAGGCCACCATGCAGAAAATCAAGGCCGCTATGGACGAGGCTAAGCAGAAGTTCATGGCAAGCAACAGCGGCAAGAAGCTGCCTACCAACCTCAAGAGCACGCTGCACGACGGCGACGGCGAGCGCCCGAATGGTGGTGAGTTCGGCGAAGAGTGCAAGGGCTGCTACGTTATCACCGTCAGCTCCAACAACAAGCCCGTTCTCGTCCACGCGGACAAGACCCCGCTGACTGACCCGCAGGAGCTCTACTCCGGCTGCTACGGCCGCGCAATCATCAACTTCTACGTGTATGACACGCAGGGCAACAAGGGTATCTCTGCTGGCCTCAACGGTATCATGAAGCTCTACGACGGCGAGCCTCTGGGCGGCGGCGTTGTTACGGATTCCGATTGGGACGACGGTTGGGAAGACGAGGACGACAACGACGACCTCCTCGGTTAAGCGTATGCTCCGGCGCGTTCGTCTCGAATTTGCTGAGGCGAACGCCGCCCGGAGGAAGGAGGCAATATGAGAACATTAGCAATCGATATAGAGACCTACAGCTCGGTCTCTCTGCAAAAGTGTGGTGTCTATGCCTACGCCCAGAGCCCCGATTTTGAGATTCTTCTCTTCGGGTATGCTTGGGACGACGGCCCGGTCGAGGTTATCGACCTCGCGAGAGGCGAGAGCCTGCCTGAGGAGCTCCAGAACGCTCTGTATGACCCCGAAATCCTGAAGACAGCATTCAATGCGTCTTTTGAACGGACTTGTCTGAGCGCGTTTATGGGCCGTGTGACACCGCCCGAGCAATGGAGCTGCACCGCAGTTATGGCCCGCGAGCTGGGCCTGCCCGGTAGCTTGGAAGCTGTCGGCGAAGTCATCGGGCTTCCTGAAGACAAGCAGAAGTCTAAGACCGGCCGGGCGCTTATTCGTTACTTCTCGATACCTTGCAAGCCCACGAAGACGAACGGCAACCGGACCCGCAACCTTCCTGAGCATGACCCTGACCGCTGGGCTATCTATGTTGAGTACAACCGTCAGGACGTCGTCTCGGAGCGTGCTATTCGGCAGAAGCTCTCTCGCTTCCCGGTGTACGAGAAGGAACAGCCTCTCTGGATTCACGACCAGCATATCAACGACCGCGGCGTCGGCGTGGACCTTAACCTCGCGGAGCATGCGGTCGAGATTGACGCCATTATCAAGGCGAGACTTCTTGAGCAGGCTAAGGAACTCACGGGCCTCGAAAACCCGAAGAGCACCGCGCAGCTCAAGAGCTGGATTGAGGACACCGCGGGTATTGAGGTCGAGAGCCTCAACAAGAAGAGTATCGCCGGCGTAAGAGCCGACGCTGACTGCGACGCCGTGGACCGTATGCTCGACATTAGAGCAGGTCTTGCAAAGACCTCAACTGAAAAATACAACGCTATGCTCCGCACGGCTTGCCCGGACGGGCGCATTCGTGGCCTGACTCAGTTTTACGGTGCAGCGCGTACCGGTCGATGGGCCGGCCGCCTTGTACAAATGCAGAACTTACCGCAGAATAAAATGCCGGACCGTGACCTTGATACCGCAAGGCAGCTCGTTGAGACCGGAGACCTTGAGACCCTTGAAATGCTCTTCGACGACATTTCCGGGACCCTCTCGCAGCTTATCCGCACGGCCTTTATCCCGAGACCCGGCTATCGCTTCATCGTGTCTGACTTCTCCGCGATTGAGGCCCGTGTTATCGCATGGCTTGCAAGCGAAGAGTGGCGCATGGAGGTTTTCAAGACCCACGGCAAAATCTATGAGGCTTCCGCCGAGCAGATGTTTCACCTTCCGAAGGGCTCCGTCAAGAAGGGCGACCCTATGCGACAGAAAGGGAAAATCGCTGAGCTCGCGCTCGGCTACGGCGGCAGCGTCGGCGCTCTGAAATCTATGGGCGCTCTCGAGATGGGGCTTGAGGAGTCTGAGCTGAAACCGCTCGTCAATAGCTGGCGCGCTGCAAATCCCGCAATCACCAAATTGTGGTGGGACACGGACGCTGCCGCCCGCAGGACCATTCAGACGAAGGCTCCTACTAAGCTGCCTTTCGGTATGGGCTTCTACAAGCAAGGCCCTCTCCTTAAGTTGAGACTTCCGAACGGCCGTGAGCTGAGCTATGTAAAGCCCAGAATCGACGACGACAGTATCACCTATGAGGGCACAATTCAGTCCTCAGGCGGCTGGGGTCGTATTGAGTCCTATGGCCCGAAACTCGTGGAGAACATCGTTCAGGCTACGGCGCGAGACTGCCTTGCAGTCGCCATTGACCGCTTAGAGCGAGCTGGTTTTCCGGTCGTGTTCCACGTTCACGACGAAGTTATCTGCGAGGTACCTATCGGCGTAAGCTCTGCCGAGGAAATCAGCAAAATCATGTCGGAGCCCATTGAGTGGGCGACCGGCCTACCGCTCAAGGCTGACGCCTATGAGTGTGAATACTATAGAAAGGACTAACCGCTATGAAGATAGACGTATTTAATAAGGTCGTCAAAGAGCAGCTTCTTATCTGCGAGCACCTGCTTACTGGCAAGGGTCACGAGTATGCCCCTGACGCCGTAGACGAGAGCAACATCGACCGCCTTGCACACTTCAAGAAGGCGGCTGCGATTATCGACGGCACTCCGAAAGAGGCGTTGCTCGGCATGCTGACAAAGCACCTCGTCTCTATCTCGGATATGTGTACCGACGGCCGCAGCTACTCTCTGGACCGCTGGACCGAGAAAATCACAGACAGTATTAACTACTTGCTCCTGCTCAAAGCTCTGGTCGAAGAGGAGGCGAACGGCAATGGATAAAATCAAAGTCGCGGTCCTCAATCCGACCGCAATCAGCGAGGCCGAGAAGATGATGGTATGCGCCGCCCGCTTAACGCAGCGCGGGCACACAGTCAAAGACCTCTCTGACTTCCTTGCTCTCTACGATAAAGAGTACACCGAGAAAACGGCTAAGGTTATGACCCAGCTTCCGCACCCTACAATTCAGAAGTTCGCGGTCATCAACGCCGTAATTGTCGGAGCGTCAAGGAGATTCCTCGCCCAGATTACGAGGCACCAGAATGAGGTCAAGTTCATGTCTGCATCCTTGCAGTACAGCGACTACTCGAACGAGGCTGACTTCGTTGTCCCGTATGAGCTGCTTGACAGTCAAATGCGTTTCTCCTACCTCTCTCAGTGTCAGGACGCTATGCGGAAATACAAGCTACTCGTCGAGTATGGCGCGGACAATGACTCTGCCGGCTATCTGGCTCCGCAAGGCCTGAGAAACGTTCTGATTATCAGCGCGACGCCTTATCAGTGGAAGCACATGATAAGCCAGAGAACTTGTCGGCGCAATACCGCCGAGACCCGTTACGTTATGCTCCGCCTTTGGGAAGAGCTTTACGAGCTGGCTCCGGCTCTCTTCTCTCCTGAAACGACCGGCCCCTTCTGCATGAAGGGTAAGTGCCTTGAAGGTAAAATGGCCTGCGGTGCTCCGCTGGCGTCTGACCTTACACCGCACGATATTCTCGAGCGGGATTTTCCGCTCTGTATGGAGGTGCGAGAATGAGTGAACGCGACCCTTTATGGGACGGCTTACGCGATTTAGCTAATGAGAATCATAAAGCCCGAATCGCTAAGACACCGAGCCGTATTCAATATGCTATATCTCAATTTGAGAAGTACGATATTGAGTACGCCTTAAAAAATGAAGCTACCGGGCATTTTCATTGCCGGCGCAAAGCTGACGATAAACTTTTTCAATTTTACGCTGGGACAGGAAAAATTCAAGGTCATGATAGTGCCCGCGGTATTCACGCCTTGATTAAAATTCTATTGCAGGAGGTGCGAGATGAAAATTAAGCTAATTGACTTCAACGGCCCCGCTCCTGTACGAGCACATGACAATGACGCCGGCGCAGACGTGTTCAGCCCCAGAGACCAGACCATCTACCCCGGGCAAGTATATAAGCTGCCTCTCGGCTTCGGTCTGGAGCTGCCTGACGGCTATGTGGGGTACATATTTCCTCGCAGCAGCTTGAGCGCTCGCGGTATCGTATGCGAGCTTCCGCCCATTGATTCCGGCTATCGCGGAGAGGTCCACGCTATCGTCTCGAATGTCGGGGGCGACGGTTATGACATCAAGAAAGGCGACCGTATTGGCCAGCTCGTGATTATGCCGGTCGTTATCCCTGAGTTCACGTATGCAGAGTCTGCCGAGCGTGGTACCGGAGCTTTCGGAAGTAGCGGGAGGTAAGACTATGAGAATAGACAAAGACAACTACTATCTGAATATCGCAAAAGCCGTCGCGGCCCGTTCTACCTGCCTTCGCAGGCAGTATGGGGCCGTGATTGTCGCAGACGATGAAATCATCGCGACGGGCTACAACGGCGCGCCCAGAGGCGAGGCCAACTGCTGCGACGTCGGGAAGTGCTATTGCCGAGAGCATTCCACTCCTATCGACGAGCATGCAGCTCGCCACGGGGACCAGTATGGGACCTGCGTCGCCGTTCACGCCGAGCAGAATGCGATTATCAGTGCGCCGAGGCGGTCAATGCGAGGTGCTACCCTTTACCTTGCATGCCTCGATGAAACCATTGACCCCGCGCCGTGTAATATCTGCGACCGCATGATTAAGAACGCGGGTATCACGAGAGTGGTAACGAGAGCCGGTACCTTTTAATGCCGACTCTTCAATACGACGGCTTGATAACGATTGCGACGGGTAGCTCGCGGCGTTCGGCAAGCTGGAAAACTAAAGAAATGCTCTGGTCTGAGTTCGTTGATAAGCTCGGCCGTGTGACCCGGACGCAGGAGACCCAGCAAGAGTACTTCCGTATGCCGAAGGAAGAGCGCGATAACGCGAAGGACGTCGGCGGCTTTGTCGGCGGTACCTTAAAGGGTGGCCGCCGTAAAATCGACGCCGTACTGCAGCGCCGGCTTATCACCCTTGATATGGACTCTATCACGGCCGGCGAAGACCCGTGGCCTACGGTCGTGCTGATTCTGGGCTGCGCTGCGGTGCTCTATAGCACGCACAGTCATACGGCGAAAGCTCCGAGGCTTCGTCTTGTGCTTCCTCTTTCAAGGCCTGTGTCTCCTGAGGAGTACGAGGCCATTGCTCGCAGGATTGCGGGCGACATCGGTATCGACATGTGCGACGATACCACCTATGAGCCCCATCGGCTCATGTACTGGGCGAGCGCTTCCTCTGACGGAGAGTTCCGCTATGAGGTGCAGGACGGCCCGTGGCTGGACGCTGACGAGCAGCTCGCAAGGTACGCGGACTGGAAAGACCCGACTCAGTGGCCCGTATCAAGCAGAAAGTCTGGCACGATTCGGCGTCTCGCTGACAAGCAGGGAGACCCGACCGCGAAAGACGGTATCGTCGGCGCGTTCTGCCGCACTTACTCCGTTGAGGACGCAATCGAGGCCTTTCTGCCTGAGGTCTACATCAAGGGCGAGAACGGCCGTTACACTTACAAGGGCGGCTCAACCTCCGGCGGCCTTGTTATCTATGAGGACGGTCGCTTTGCGTACAGCCACCACAGCACAGACCCGACTTGCGGCAAACTCTGCAATGCGTTCGACCTCGTCCGCATTCACATGTTCGGTAAGGACGACGAAGGAAAACCCGCGAACACCGCGGCGAACAACCTTCCTTCCTATAAGAATATGTGTAAGTGGATTGAGACCAACTGCGAGAGCGTTATGAAGGAGCTGCAAAGCAAGCAGCTCGACTACATCGTCCAGCTCTTCGGCGAAGGCGACGAGGCCCCTGATATGAACTGGGTCTCACAGCTTGAGGTAAACCCGAAGACGGGACATGCGGCAACCACGGTCGAGAATATCCGTATCATCGTGAAGAATGACCCTCGCTTTAAGGGTACCTTCTACTGGGACGAGTTCATGGAGCGACCTATGGTCTGCGGAGACCTTCCTTGGAGAAAGGCCGACGCAAAGCCTCGCTCGTGGGACGACACCGACGACGCCGGCGTGCACAACGTTCTTGAGAAGGACTACAAAATCGACTCCATGCCGAAGACCCGAGAAGGCGTCGACCTTGCGCTCGCCGACATCACAAGGCACCCGGTACGCGAGTACCTACGGAGCCTTATCTGGGACGGTGAGAAACGCTGCGAGACGCTCTTCATCGATTACCTCGGTGCCGAGGACTCCCGGTATACGAGGACGGTAACTCGCAAGGCGCTTATCGGCGCGGCTGCGAGAATCTTATCTCCCGGTTGCAAGCACGACCACATGCTCGTCCTTATCGGTCCTCAGGGCTGCCGCAAGAGCACGACCTTGAAGAAGCTCGGCAAGGAGTGGTTTTCAGACTCGCTCTATACCATGTCCGGTAAGGATGCTTACGAGCAGCTTCAAGGCTTTTGGATAATCGAGCTCTCTGAAATGGCTGCGACCCGTAAGGCTGAGGTCGAGCAGATTAAGCAGTTCGTCTCCAAACAGGAGGACAACTACCGCGCGGCATACGCTCGCCGCACGCAGTGCCACCCGAGACAATGCGCGTTCTTCGGTACCACGAACGATGAGGAGTTCCTGAGAGACCCTACCGGCGCCCGCCGTTTCTGGCCGGTCGTCGTTACCGACGCAGGCAAGACTCTCGGAGACAAGCTGACCGCTTCTATCGTGGACCAGATATGGGCCGAGGCCGTGACCTACTACAAGGCCGGCGAGACTTGGTACCTTGACGGTGCGGTCGAAGAGATGGCCCGCAAGGTGCAGGCCGACCACACCGAGGCGAATGGCAAGCTCGGCCTTATCGAGAACTTCCTTGAAGTCCTGCTGCCCGAGGGCTGGGACGACTGGGACCTCGAAAAGCGGCTCATGTTCTGGAGCGGCGGCTTCGGCGAGGAGCGTAACGGTACCGTGCCGAGGACGAAGGTCTGCGCGCTTGAGGTCTGGCAGGAGCTTTTCAAGGGCGACCCGAAGAGCTATTCGCAGACGCAGGCCCGCGAGATTATCGGGCTCCTGCGCATGATTCCGGGCTGGCGGTTGTCCACCTCCGTCAACTGCGGAGCAATTTACGGCAGGCAGAGGGGCTTCGTGAAAGAGGTTTGAGGTAGCAAAGGTAGCACTTAAAAGGCCAACTTTTTTCGTTAGAGGGTAGGTCGTACAAGCGCACTTGCAACAAAGGTAGCACTTTGAGAACTACTTGCAACAAAGTGCTACCTACTCTGCTACCTCGAAAAAGCCTTATATATCAATGCTTTTGGCTATTTGGTAGTACTGGTAGTCGAAAAATCTTAAAAACATTTTTTGAAAAAGTAAAGGGACACTCGACACAATTTCGTCGCCCCCTCGCATTACATGTATATATAGGGAATCTTTGTTACACGCGCTACTCGACTACCTGAAGGAGGGATTTTATGTATGAAAGCACTTTTGAGCGAAAGCTCTGTGAGTATATCAAGTCCCTCGGCGGTAAAGCGTACAAGTGGGTGTCCCCGGGAGCTCCGGGGGTGCCTGACCGAATTGCGATATTGCCGGGGGGACGAATAATTTTTATAGAGGTCAAGCGGCCGGGGCTGAGGGACGGTTTGAGTATCAGGCAGAAAAAGGTCATCTCGACATTAGAGGGGCTCGGCTGTACCGTTTGGCGTATCTCCGATATGGAGGATTTGAAAGCGAGGCTAAAAGCCGATGGAATATAAACCTTACTATTATCAGGACTTCGCGGAGAAGTTCATTCTCGACAACCCCGAGGCGGGGCTCCTGCTGGACATGGGTATGGGGAAAACAGTAACAAGCCTGAGCGCAGCGGACAAGCTCCTGAACGACTACTTTGCCGTGAGCAAGGTCCTTGTTATCGCTCCGCTGAAACCGGCAAAAGAGACGTGGCCGCCTGAGGTCAAGAAGTGGGACCACCTGAAACACCTGAAGCTCTCGCTGATTCTCGGGTCGAAGGCTGAGCGTATCGCGGCTTGTGAGCAGGAGGCGGATATTTATATCGTCAATCGTGAGAATGTCGTCTGGCTTGTAGACTACTTCAAAAGCAAGTGGCCTTTCGATATGGTCATCATCGACGAGCTGTCGAGCTTCAAGTCCAGCAAGGCACAGCGCTTCCGAGCTCTTAAGAAGGTACGGAAGTACATCAAGCGGATTGTCGGTCTTACAGGCACGCCTTCGCCGAATGGACTGCTTGACCTCTGGCCGGAAATGTACTTGCTTGACGAGGGTAAGGCTCTCGGAAAAACCCTGACGGGCTACCGCGATACCTACTTCGTCCCGGACAAGCGGAATGCCACGACTATTTTTTCATGGAAACCGAAAGACGGCGCAGAGGAGCTTATTTATGAGAAAATCGGAAAGCTCTGTATCAGCATGAACGCAGCGGACTACTTACAATTACCGGACAGGCTTTTTCTCCGCCGCGAGTTTGAACTTACCCCAGAGGCGATGGAGCTTTATAAGACTCTTGAGCGGGACACTCTTCTCCCGTTTGCTGACGGCGACATCGACGCGCCGACCGCGGCGGTCCTGACGAATAAGCTCTTGCAGGCTGCGGGAGGCGCGGCTTATGACGAGAACGGTAACGTCAAGGTCCTGCACGACTGCAAGCTCGAGGCGTTAGACCAACTTATCGAAGAGGCAAACGGTCAACCTGTTTTGGTATTTTACGCTTTTCGGCATGAGCGCGACAGAATTATGGAGCGGTACCCGGAAGCGGTAGACATTAAAGACGACGGCGCGGTCGTCCGCTGGAACGAGGGCAAGATTCCGATTATGCTTGCTCACCCCGCAAGCGCGGGTCACGGCCTGAACTTGCAGGCGGGAGGTCATATCGCGATATGGTACGGACTTCCTACCAGTCTTGAGCTTTACCAGCAGGCAAACAAGCGATTGCACCGTCCGGGGCAAAAGAAAACGGTCCTGATTCACCATATCCTGATGAAGGGCACCTATGACTACCGTGTCTTAGATGACATACTCGCGCCAAAGGAGGTAAGGCAGAACGCTTGCCTCGAGGCTTTGAAAGCCAGAATTAAGGAGGTATCAAAATGACACTACAGGAAGCAAAGGACTTCCTCAACAGAGGGTACAGGTCCAAAGAACGAATAAAGGTTAAGGAGGAACGTATCGACGAGTGGCGACGCAGGGCTGAGTCTATTACGGCCGAGATTAAGCCGGTCGCAACGTTTTCCTCAACTCCGTCAAAGAAAGTCGAAGACGCTGCTTGCGCTATCGTCGATTTGCAGTCGGAAATCAAAGCGGAGATTTACGAACTTGCGGCTATCGAGCTTGAAATCGGCAGAGCCATCAATCAGGCGGTTACTGACCCCACTCTTAATGCTCTGTTAGAGATGAGGTATCTTAAGTATCTCAAGTGGGAGGAAATTGCGGTGCGGCTTGACATCACTTTCCGCTGGACGATGACTCTTCATAAAAAAGCTCTCACAATTTTTACCGAAAGCGCGTTAATTCACGCTGAACATGCGTTATAATATAAAGTGGAAAAGTCGGATGGAAGTCCGGCTTTTTCTGCGTTATCGGGGCTTCCGGTATCGCGGGCGGAGCACTGCGCGGGCCTCCGGTGCAGTGCTCCGTCTATTATTATGAATGGAGGTTAGCAACAACTAACGAGGGAGGGACGAACGTGGCTAAGCTGACCGATAAGCAACGGAAAAAGATTATAGCTGAATCGGTGAACGGCTCGAGCATTCGGGCATTGGCCGCGAAATACGGCGTCTCTACGACTACGATTCAGCGTGTTTTGAAAAGCGACACAACGCTAACGCTAAAGGTCGCGCAAAAAAAGGCTGAGAATACGGCAAGCATTCTGGCCTTTATGGATTCTAAGAAAAATGACGTCTGCGAACTGATTGACAAGCTGCTTACGGCAATGGGCGACGAAGACAAGCTCGCTGCCGCGACGGTCAATCAGCTTGCTACTGCTATGGGTATCGTCATTGACAAATATACAGCTAACGAGGCAATTAAGTCGTCTGACGCGAAGGAGACCAACTTCTTCGAGGCGATTCACGCTGCCGGAAAGGAGGTTGACCTGAGTGCAATACCAGAGCTTCAGTCCTCGGCAGAACGCGACCCTCTTCTGGTGGACGAAACCGGAACACCAGAATAGAGACGGGCTTATCTGCGACGGGTCAATTCGTTCCGGCAAGACGGTCTCAATGGCTATTGGCTTTATCATGTGGAGCATGGCGAGCTTCGATAAACAGAACTTCGCTATCTGCGGCCGCACGATTGAAGCGCTCCGGCGTAACGTTATCGTACATATTCCCACATGGCTTGAGGGTATGTTCGAGGTTACTGAGCGCCGCAGCGAGAATAAAATGGTCGTCACCATCGGCAATCGCTCTAATACCTACTACCTCTTCGGAGGTCGGGACGAGTCCAGCTACACCCTTATTCAGGGCATTACTCTGGCCGGAGTCCTCTTCGACGAGGTCGCGCTTATGCCCCGCTCTTTCGTAGAGCAGGCTATGGCGCGTTGTTCGGTTTCCGGGTCTAAGTTTTGGTTTAACTGCAACCCAGAGTCTCCGGGCCACTGGTTTTATAAAGAGTGGATTCGTAAGGCGGCGGAACGCAATATGCTCTACCTGCATTTTACGATGGACGACAACCTCAGCCTTGACGAGAAAATCAAAGCCCGATACGAGGGTATGTACTCTGGCGTGTTCTACGACCGGTATATCCGCGGTCTCTGGACCGTCGCAGAGGGCTTGATATATACAATGTTTAATAAGGACTATCATGTAGTCCCTTCTGTGCCTCGCGATTACGAGGAATACCTTATCTCTTGCGACTACGGCACCTTAAACCCGACTTCGGCCGGGCTCTGGGGGCTCTGCGAGGGAAAATGGTACCGCGTCCGAGAGTACTACTACGACGGACGCAAGGAACGGTATCAGCGAACGGACGAGGAGCACTACGCAGCTATTGAAGAGCTTGCGGGAGGCCTCTCGATTCGGAAAATCATCGTTGACCCGTCCGCCGCCTCATTTATCGAGGTCATACGCCGGCACGACCGCTTCATGGTCGAGCAGGCAAGCAATAGAGTCCTTGACGGTATTCGCGATGTTGCTACCCGGCTGAACGCCGGCGACATTTTCTTTTGCGACTGCTGCACGGACTGTATAAGAGAGTTTGGTTTATATCGGTGGGACGAAAAAGCCGCCGAAGACCGGCCGCTAAAAACCGACGACCACGCTATGGACGATACGAGATATTTCGTCCGCGCCGCGTTCCAGCCGTCGAGATTCAGTTTTTAAGGAGGTGCGATAAATGCCCTTATTCAAGAAGCCTATCGAGCAGGAGTTTTTCAGTTTGCGCCTCCGCGCCGGCAGGCCTATGACCGAGCTTGAGTTCTACGCGAGAGAGCTTACCGACTGGGAGACCTCTCCCGAGCGGCGCGAGATGATTGACGGCGACCGGTACTATACCGGAGACCATGACATTCTCAAACGCCAGCGCACGGCTATCGGCCCTGACGGTAAGCTGATTGTGATTGAGAATCTCCCGAACAACCGTATTGTGGATAACCAGTATGCGAAACACGTTGACCAGAAGGCGAACTACCTTCTCGGTCAGCCTATTTCCTTCTCCTGTGAGAATGACGATTACGCAGCCGAGGTCAAAAAGGTACTCGGCATGAGATTTATGCGTACTCTCAAGAGCGCGGGAGTCGAGTGCCTCAATGCGGGTATCTCGTGGCTTTATCCCTACTACAATAAAAACGGCGAGCTCGCATTCCGGGTATTCCCCGGCTACGAGATTATGCCGTTCTGGGCGGACGCAGCTCATACCGAGCTTGACTCCGCTCTTCGCCTTTATCCGGTCGAGGTCTACTACGGTACCGAGAAGAAAATCGTTAAGAAGGTCGACCTCTTCACGCTGGAAGGCGTCACGACCTACATCTTTGAGAACGGCGTGCTCACGCCGGACACCGAGAAGCAGGCCTACGTTAAGGTGAAGGACAGCAAGGGTAACGAGCAGCCACTGAACTGGGAGCGCTTCCCCCTTATCCCTATCAAGTACAACCCGAAGGAAGTCCCTCTCATTCGCCGCGGTCGCTCTTTGCAGGACGCCATCAACCTCCTGCAATCCGACTTCGTGAACAACATGGAAGAAGACGTCCGTAATACCGTTCTTGTCCTCAAGAACTACGACGGACAGGACCTCGGGGAGTTCCGGCGTAACCTGACGACTTACGGAGCTATTAAGGTCCGCACGGTCGAGGGTACTGACGGTGGCGTGGACAGTCTCGAAATCTCGGTAAACTCTGAGAACTATAAGACTGTTCTCGAGCTTCTGAAAAAGGCGCTCATTGAAAACCTCCGCAGCTATGACGCGAAGGACGACCGTCTCTCTGGTACGCCTAACCAGATGAACATTCAGAGTATGTACTGCGACATCGACCTCGACGCAAACGCGATGGAGACCGAGCTGCAAGCCTCTTTTGAAGAGATTCTCTGGTTTGTGAACACCTATCTCGCTAACACCGGTAAGGGCTCGTATGAGAGCGAAGATATTACGGTTATCTTCAACCGTGATATTCTTATCAACGAGTCCGAGGCTATTGATAACTGCTCTAAGTCCGTCGGCATTATCTCCGACGAGACCATCGTCGCTATGCACCCGTGGGTCGACGACCCTGCTGCTGAGCTTGAACGGCTCGAAAAGCAGAAAGAGGAAACCGACCCCTATCGCGCGGCTTTTGAGCAGGCGCAGGCTTTGCGTAACCCCAAAGGCGGTGACCCGGTAAATGAGGAATGATAAGTACTGGGCCAACCGAATGCGGATTCTTGAGGAGTCCTTGCTTGATAAGGGGTACGACTACGTTAAAAACCTCGAGCGGCAATATGCGACCGCTATTCAGGATATAGAATCGCAAATCGCGAGATGGTATCAGCGGTTTGCGGCCGAAAACGGCATAACGCTCGCCGAGGCGAATAAGCTGCTTACCACGCAGGAGCTTGACGAGTTCCGGTGGACCGTTGAAGAGTATATAAAACACGGTCAAGAGAACGCAGTCTCTCAGGCGTGGCTCAAGCAGCTTAAGAATGCTTCTGCCCGCGTCCACGTGTCAAGGCTTGACAGCTTGAAGCTCCAACTACAGGAGCAGGCCGAGGCCTTACACGGGGCGCAGACAGAGTCCCTTAATTCGTCCCTGAGCGAGGTTTACCAGCGAGGCTATTATCATACCGCCTTTGAGCTCCAAAAGGGCATGGGGGTCGGCTGGACGCTTCACGGGCTGACCGATGAAGCTATCAGCAAAGTACTCTCGCGGCCGTGGACCTTAGACAGCCAGACCTTCAGCGATAGAATCTGGGCGAACAAGCAGGCGCTCGTCAACAGCGTCAACACGCAGCTTACTCAGATGATAATGCGAGGTGCGGCACCGGATAAAGCCATCAAGGCTATCTCCGACCGTTTTCAGGTCTCTAAGTCTCAGGCCGGGCGTCTGGTTATGACCGAAAGCGCCGCCTTCGCGAACGAGGCCCGCAAGGACTGCTTCAAAGACCTCGGCGTCGAGAAGTATGTTATCGTGGAAACCCTTGACAACGAGACCTGCGGCCTCTGCGCGCAGCTCGACGGCAAGGTTTATCCTATGAGTGAGTATCAAGTCGGCGTTACTGCGCCGCCTTTTCATCCGTGGTGCCGTGGCACGACTGCCCCTTACTACGAGGATATGCAAGGACTCGGAGACCGCTTCGCGAGAGATGTAAAGACCGGTGAGAGCTTTGATATTCCTAAGGATATGACATATAAGGACTGGAAAGCGAGACAAGACGCTGCCTATGGCGCTGGTACCGTAGAAAAGTTCAAAAATATGTGGTATAATGAATCTGCTGATAAAAAGCAGTATGAAAACTACAAGGCCCGACTCGGTGCAGACGCGCCTAAGAGCTTTGCAGCTTTTCAGCAGTTAAAGTATAATTCTGAGAACTACAAGGACCTTACGGGCTACTACCGATACAAGGGTGCGAATCCTACAAGTGATAAGCGCTTTTGGACCGCGCATAAAGCAGTCAAGGCTCTCCACGATGAGGGCAAAGTCCGAACAACCGGAACTCTGGTCTCCCCACCTTTAGGGCGAGTCGCCATCAAAGCGAATGAGCACGCCGAAAAACGGTTTGCTTCTCGCGGTATAACCTTAGAATGGACTCAGAATATTATTGATAACGCAGACTTCGCGCTCAAACAGCGCAAGGGTACGCAATACGCCTTTTACACAAGCGAGGGCTTTGCGGTCCTTGATAATAACGGCGAGATTGGTACCGCCGGTCAACTGGACGAACGCGGCAAGCTGCTATATGACGAGGTGATGAAACATGTCCGAGCAAAATAAGGTCAAGTGCCCTTTACTGAATAAGGAAATTGACTGGGGCTATTGCTGGGAGCTTTGCAATATCGCTACCGACGATATTCTTCTTGAGGGCGATACCGTTCCCGACTGGGATAAGGCCCTTGAGGTATGTAAGAAGTGCGGTCGATATTCGAGCGAGCCAGAAGGCTCCTAATTCGAGCCCGATTTTTCAGAGGGTAAATCTAAAGGCCCCTCAGTCAAAACGCGATACGGGAGACCGTGGAGCCCCACAGAAGCAATAGTTGATTAGAGCGTCCCTGCTTTTTAGCAGGAGGCGCTTTTTTCATACAAAAATTACCGCCTTACGCGGCGGACAACAAATAGCGTACCCGCAATACCGGGACTGGCCGGATAAAAAGGACAGCGGGAGACAGGAGGACAAAATGTTGGACTGGCTGAAAACTATTTTGGGAGAAGCGTACTCCGAGGAGATTGATAAGAAGGTCTCTGAGGAAATCGGCAAGAACTTCGTGGCGCGTGCAGACTTCAACACTCTGAACACTGAGAAGAAAGCTCTCGCCGATACCGTCAAGGAGCGCGACAAGCAGCTTGAGACCCTTAAGGCCTCTACCGGCGACGTCGAGGCGCTCAAGACGCAAATCGCTACTCTCCAGACTGAGAACACCGCAACGACGAAGGCCCATGAGGCAGAAATCAAGCGTCTCAAAATCGATAACGCCGTTGAGCTGGCTCTGTCTGCTGCCAAAGCGAAGAACGTAAAAGCCGTGAAGGCGCTGCTCGACCTTGATAAGGCTGAGCTCGACACGGACGGCGCCGTTAAGGGTCTGGCCGACCAGATTAAGAAGCTGGCCGAGGCACCCGACAGCGGTTTTATGTTCGACACTACGAAACCGAAGAATGACTTTAAGGGCTTCAAGCCCGGCGAGAGCGGAGACCCGGCGCCTTCCGGCGATAAAAAGCCGGAGAATATGACTTACGACGAGCTCTGTGCGTACCTCGCCGAAAATCCTGACACAAAACTTTAATATGAAAGGACGATTTTACTATGGCAAACAGCAAGTTTGATTCTAAGAGCTTCAATGCTGAGGCGTTCAAGTACATGGTGGACCGTGTTCCCAACCTCAACCTGAACGAGCTCAAGAAGTCTCGTGCCCTTGCGGGCAATCCTGACATCCGCGGCGTGTTTACCGCCCAGAACGGCACCGCGTATGCACGTCTGGCTATGCGTGGCCTGATTGATGGCGACGCCGTTAACTACGACGGCCAGACCGACATCACCGCAACCTCCACTAAGACCTTTGAGCAGGGCGTCGTTGTCGTCGGCCGTGCGAAGGCTTGGACTGAGAGGGACTTCTCCTATGACATTACTGGCGGCGTTGACTTCATGGGCAACATCAGCCAGCAGGTGGCCGAGTATAAGGACCATCTGGACCAGAACACGATTCTCGCCATTCTTGCCGGCATTTTCGCCATGACCGACGCAAAGGGCAAGGAGTTCGTGTCTAAGCATACCCTCGACGTGACCGGTGTCGGTACCGGAGCAATGGCGGCTTCTACTCTGAACTCCGCAGCAAACAAGGCTTGCGGCGCAAACAAGAAGAAGTTTAAGCTCGTGTTCATGCACTCCGACGTCTCCACCGGCCTTGAGAATCTCAACCTGATTGAGCGTCTCAAGTACACCGACAAGGAGGGCATTACCCGTGACCTCGAGCTTGGTACGTGGAACGGCAAGCTCGTTGTCGTTGACGACGACATGCCGGCTTCTGAGGGCTACTTCGACGCTGACGCTAACACTGACGGCGCATTGAAGATTGTCGCTTCCGGCACTCCTGCTGCAGGCGAGATTCTTCTGTCTAAGGTAACTCCGTACTTCGGCAGCAAGACTCTGGCCGCAAACGATTATGTCGTTGCAGGTACTCAGTATACGACCTACGTTCTTGGCGAAGGCGCTATCTCCTACGAGGACATCGGCGCGAAGGTGCCTTATGAGATGAGCCGCGACCCGAAGACTCATGGCGGCGAAGACACTCTGTACACTCGTCAGCGCAAGGTCTTCGCTCCTTACGGTATCTCTTATGAGAAGGCTTCTCAGACTTCTCTGTCTCCTACCGATACCGAGCTCAAGAACGGTGCAAACTGGGCGTTGGTGCATTCCGGTGAGACTACCGTGTCTCAGCGTTCCTACATCAACCACAAGGCCATTCCTATCGCGCGTATCTTCTCCAGAGGTTAAAGCCTATGGAGATACTCGCGGCAGTAACCGCCCGGCTGTCGGCCCTCGGTTATACCGTAACCGAGACCGACAGCGCGGCGCTTGATTACAATATTAAGAAAGCCGAGACGACCCTAAAGGTACGAACGAATCAACTCGAAGTGCCTGAGGGTCTTTTCTATGTCTGGGCGGATATGGCTGCGGGCATGTTCCTCACAGACAAGAAGGCTTCCGGCGCGCTCTCCGAGGTCTACGACTTCGACGCGCCGGCTAAGAGCATTTCTGAGGGCGACACCTCCGTCACCTTTGCGATTGCAGATACCGGCTCTTTCGAGGACCAGTTCGACGCAATGCTCGCGAAGATGGTAAACCCCGACGCGGAGCTTATCGCAGCGTTTAGGAGGTTGGTATGGTGAAAAGCTATCAGAACGCTCTACGGAGGCTCTGGGACGGCCTCTGCGACGTTTATGTCCTCGAGACAGCGGTAAATAAGGCAAACGGCCGGGACGAGCCCACGGAGGTCCAGAAGCTCCACGGGGAGCCCTGCCGTTTGTCCTTCTCAAGTATTTCAAGCACGACCGAGCAGAACAGCGCGCCGCTGATTCAGCAGTCGGTCAAGCTCTTTATCTCGAAGACTGCGGAAATCCCGGCGGGCTCTAAGATAGTCGTAACGCAGGAAGGCCGAACTACCGCCTATGCGAGGTCCGGCGAGCCTGCGGTCTATAGCTGTCATCAAGAGATACCGCTCGTCCCGTTCAAGGAGTACGCTTAATGTCCCGCTGGGGACGCTGCGACTTCTCTCAGTTCAGGGAGTTCGCGAAAGGCTTTGAAAAGCTGAGCGACTCTGAGATAGACGACCTCTGCGTGGCTTGCAGCAAAGAGCTTGCCGCAAGACTTCTGGCTCTCGTTATTCCGGCTACCCCAGTCGGCAAATACCCGAAAGGCTCAGGTAAGAAAGGTGGTACTCTCCGCCGAGGCTGGGGCGCTAAGAACGGCAAAGCCGGGCGCGAGTATGCGCAGTCCCTGACCGTCACAAAGTCCGGGAACACGTATATGGTCGAAATCATAAATCCAGTCGAGTACGCCTCGTATGTCGAGTTCGGTCACCGTACCGTAAGCGGCGGTTGGGTCGAGGGCCGGTACATGCTGACTATCTCCGAGGAAAAGCTGAAACGAATCGCCCCGTCTGTGCTTGAGAAGATGGTGCTCCGAAAGCTGAAGGAGGTCTGCAATGGCGGAAATTAGTACAAACATTATCTTAGACGGAATCACGCTGGCCCTGCGGTCCGCTTTTCCCGGCAGTCATATCGAATCAAACGCAGTAAAGCAGGGGCTTCGGCAACCTGCTTTTATTGTACTTTTGGTTAACGCCGAGGTCACGGACTACCCGGCTCAGCGTAAGAAACGTCTTCCTCGTTTCGATGTTCTCTACTTTCCGAGGTCCGGGCGCGAGGACTGCTACGGCGTGGCAGATACCCTCACCGAAGTGCTTGAAGTGATTGACCTGCCCGGCGGCGATAAGCTGCGCGGTACGGATATGAGTTTTCAGGTGACGGATGGAGTGCTTCACTTCCTCGTCTCCTATAACCACTTCACGTATAAGACGGCTGAGGAGGTCAAGATGGGAACTCTGAAAATTGAACAAGGAGGAAACTGATATGGCGAAAGCTACTGCGGCGGCAAAGCCCGCCACCCCTACTCACTCCAAAGAGCAGCTTTTGAGGTCTCAGCGCTACGCTAAGCGCCGCGACCTTCTGGGCGCGCTTCTGGAGGACGGTAAGTGGTACACCCTCGAAGAGGTTGATACCGCTATCGAAAACTTTATGAAAGGCAAGGTGAAATAATATGGCCCTTGGCGGTGGAATCTGGGCAGTACAGAACAAGGTACTCCCCGGCACGTATATCAACTTTTCCAGCGTGGCTAAAGCGTCCGCTACTCTCTCCGACAGAGGTTACGCGGCTATGCCTCTTATGCTGGACTGGGGTCCCGACAGTACGGTCTTTACCGTGACGAGCGGCGACTTCCAGAAGAACAGCCTCAAGATTTTCGGTCATGCGTACACTGACGACGCTTTGCTGCCTCTGCGCGAGCTCTTCCAGTACACGCAGACCCTCTACGCCTATCGCCTGAACGGCGGAGGCGCTAAGGCCGCTTGCGCTTACTGCACGGCGAAGTATTCCGGCGTTGCCGGCAACAAGCTCTATGTGGTTATTGCGGCGAACGCTGACAACTCCAGCCTCTTCGACGTCAGCCTCTACTACGATACGACTCTCCTCGATGCGCAGACCGTGGCTGCGGCTACCGCGCTCAAGGATAACGACTTCGTAACATGGAAGACTACCGCGTCTCTCGCCGCGACTGCGAAGACCCCGCTCACCGGCGGTACGAACGGCACGGCAAACGCGGCGGCTCATCAGGCGGCGCTCGATAAGTTTGAGAGCTATAGCTTCAATACTCTCGGCTGCCCGTCCGACGACTCGACCACTATCAAGCTGTATATCAACTACACAAAGCGCCTCCGCGACGAGGTCGGCGCGAAGTTCCAGACCGTTATCTTCAACCTCGATTCCAACGAGAAGCTCGCAGACTACGAGGGCGTTATCGAAATCGGCAGCAAGGTGACGGACTACGATTCCGGCATTTCCGGTCTCGGTCAGTACGGTCTCGTGTACTGGATGACCGGCGCGTCTGCGGGCTGCGCCGTGAACAAGTCCAACACGAACAAGAAGTACGACGGCGAGCTCACCGTCGACGTGGACAGAACGCAGGCCGAGCTCGAGACGGCAATCAAGGCCGGTCGCTTGATGTTCCACAACGTCAACGGCGACGTTCGCATTCTCGAGGACATCGACTCCCTGATTACTGTCTCCGACACAAAGGGCGACGTCTTTAAGTCGAATCAGACTATCCGCGTCTGCGACCAGATTGCGAACGATACGGCGGTCCTCTTCAACACGCGCTACCTCGGCACCGTGCCGAACGACGCAGCGGGCAGAATCGCTCTTTGGAACGATATTTGCAAGCTCCATCAGGACCTCGAGTCCATTCGCGCCATCGAGGACTTTGACCCCGACAGCGTAACTGTGGAGCAGGGCGACACGAAGAAGGCTGTCCTTTGCACTGTGAAGGACCTGAACGTCGTGAACGCTATGGCTCAGCTCTATATGAGCGTTATCATCATGTAAGGAGGTTTGAATTATGGCTCAGCCTATTATGAACGCGCTTGACGCGATTGCGGGCTCTCAGGCTTCCGCGTATATCACGTTGGCCGACGGCAACAGATACTGCTTTATGCAGCTCTATTCCTTTGAGTCCAAAATGGACATCTCCGTAGCTGAGGTGCCTATCCTCGGCAAGTCCGGCAAGGGCAACAAGCCGACCGGCTGGTCCGGCACGTGGAGCGGCACCGCCCACTACAACCAGTCCGTTTTCCGCAAAATGCTCCTTGAGTATAAGCGCACCGGCTTTATGCCCACGTTCGATATTCAGGTCGCGAACGAAGACCCGACCGCTTCTGTCGGTCGTCAGACTATCATCTTGAAGAACTGCCTCACTAAGGGCGGCATTCTGGCGAAGTTTGACGCCGACGCCGAGACTCTCGACGAGGAACTCGAGGGCACCTTCGACGACTGGGAAATGCCCGAGACCTTTAGCTTGCTGAACGGCATGCAGTAAACCAACATAAAACAGGAGGTATTTTATTATGGCTAAGAATCTGACTGCGTTCCTTGCTCAAAACGCGAAGAAAATCGACAACGTTACCTTTATCGCTTCCGACCGATTCGTTGACCCCGATACCGGCGAGGCTACGCCGTGGGAAATCTGCTGCATTACCGCAGCGGAGAACGCAGGCCTGAGAAAGGCCTGCATGCGTACCGTCCCGGTACCCGGCCGCAAGGGTCAGTTTACGCAGGACTTCGACGCGAACGCCTACCTCGCGAAGGTAGCAGTCCGCTGCACGGTGTTCCCGAATCTGAACGACGCCGAGCTGCAGCAGAGCTATGGCGTCATGGGCGCGGAGCAGCTTATCACCACTATGCTGACTCCCGCCGAGTTCGAGGACTACTCCACTAAGGTCCTGCAGGTCAACGGCTTCCAGTCCGGCGACGAAATGGTGGAAGAAGCAAAAAACTAATACTCGGAGACGACCCGGAGGCGAATTACGTCTATTACTGTCTCCACAAGTTCAAGTGGCCGCCGAATGTTTTCCTTGACATGGACCCTTATACGCAGGCGTTCATTATCGCTGCTATTGATATAAAGGTCGAGCAGGAGAAGAAAGAAGCGGCCAAAGCAAAACACGGGAAAAAGCGCTGAGGTAAAGCCGGGTCAAGCCTCGGCGCCTACTCCCGGAAAGGAGGAGGCCTATGGCCCTTATCAAGTCGCAGCTCGTACTTACGGACGGCATGACCGGCCCGCTCAAGAGTATCAATAAGGCGATGAATATCGTGCTTAATAGCTTTGAGGCTATGCAGGACGCGTCCGGACGGGCTATCGACACCGCCTCCATTCAAGAGGCCCGCGAAGAGCTCGCGAGAGCGAGCGCCGCGCTGGACCAGTTGGAAGACCACACGAATAAATCGACCGACGCCTTCAGCCGCCTTGCGAAAGCTATCGGGCTTGTGATGATTGCCCGCAAGGCGCTTGATACTATCAAGACCGGAATTGACTATGCCTCCGACCTTGCCGAAGTCCAGAACGTCGTCGACGTTACTTTCGGAAGCGCTACGGAGGCTATCAACTCGTGGTCGAAAGAGTGTCTTGCCGCCTACGGCATGAACGAAGTAAGCGCAAAGCGCTACGCCGGCACCATCGGCGCCATGCTCAAGTCTTCCGGCCTTGCGGGCGACGCAATTGTAGATATGTCGAAAGATATGGTCGGCCTCGCCGGCGACATGGCGTCGTTCTACAACCTTGACCTTGAGACCGCCTTCGAGAAAATCCGTTCCGGTATTTCCGGCGAGACAGAGCCCTTGAAGCAACTCGGCATTAACATGTCGGTCGCCAACCTTGAGGCTTACGCCCTCTCGCAGGGTATCACGACGGCGTATAACGAAATGTCTCAGGCCGAGCAAGTCATGCTCCGGTACAACTACCTTATGAGCACGACCGCTGACGCGCAGGGAGACTTCGCCCGCACGCAGGACAGCTATGCCAACCAGACCCGGCTTCTCTCCGAGAGCTGGCTCGAATTTACCGGCGTTATGGCTGAGCAGCTTCTGCCGGTCCTTACGACCATCGTCTCGTGGCTGAATAATATCGTCGCTTTCCTCACGGAGAACGCAGATATGGTCAGCGCGGTACTCGTGGGGCTGTCTACTACGGTCGGCATTCTCGCCGTTGCGTGGGTCGTCCATGCCGCCGCCCAGTGGCTGGCTGTCGCGGCAAATCAGGCCCTTATTGTTTCGCTCCTCTCGAATCCGATTCTCTGGATTGCCCTTATCATCGGCGTACTTGTTGCGGCGATGTATCGGTGGATTCAGTCTATTGGTGGCGTTAAAAATGCGTGGGAGATTTGCAAGCTCGCGCTTATCGTGGGCTGGAACGCGGTCAAACTCGCATTCTTTACCGGCGTCTACTGGGTCATTGACCTCGTAGACAAGCTCAAGCTCTGCTGGCAGAAAGCCGGTGTAGCAATCGCGAACTTCATGGGGGATATGAAGGTCTCTGTACTGACGATTCTCCAGAACATGATTAACGGCGCTATCGATATTATCAATAAATTCATCGGGGTGCTGAATAAAATCCCCGGCGTGAGTATCGACGCCATTGAGCATGTGACCTTTGCAACAACTGCGGCCGCAGAAAACGAGGCTGCGAAGTCCGCTCGTGCGGCAGACCTTGCCGCGTATGAGAGCGAGCTCGCCAGCGCAAAGGCCGGAAGAGACGCGCATATCGACTCTCTGAAAGCGGAGCTCAATTCTTCTGTCGATGCTTTGCAGGCTGCTTACGCTCAGGCAAAAGCTGATGCTGCGGCGGACAGTTCCGCAGAGCAGACCGCTCTCGACGGTATCGGCGCGGACACTGCCGGCATTAACGACAGCGCGGGAAGCGCGGCCGCGTCCTTGAAGGAAACGACCGAGGACCTGAAGTATATGCGAGACCTTGCGGAGCAGGAAGCAATCAACCGCTTTACGACCGCCGAGGTCAAAATCGATATGACCGGCATGACTAACCGCATTGATTCCGATATGGACCTTGACGGCGTGCTGAATACTCTGACCGAGGGCTTCGCGGAAGCACTCGAGGTCGCTGCTGAGGGGGTGCATGAATAATGTATAGCTTTTACTTCGGGAGTCTGCTTTTGCCAGTTACGCCGCAGAAGCTGACGACCAAAATCAAGGGGAACAACAAGACGCTTACCCTTGTCAATGAGGGCGATATAAACTTCCTGCGCTCTCCCGGCTTGACCGAAATTAGCTTTGACGTTGTTCTCCCTATGCTGGGGCAGTACTCTTTTGCGGGTACCTTCCGCAGACCTGACTACTACCTCGGTATTTTCGAGAACTACATGACAAGTAAGACTCCGTTCCGCTTCATCGTGAGTCGTGTGTCGCCCTCTGGGAGACTTTTGTTCGGTACGAATATGAAAGTAAGCCTTGAGAGCTATAACATCACAGAGGACGCCACAAAAGGCCCTGACGTGACCGTTTCGGTTACGCTCAAGCAGTATATCGACTACGCGACGAAGACCGTCACGGTAACGAAACCGGCTGCGGCCGCGAACAAGCCCACCATCAAGGAAGAGAAAAAGCGCGAGACCTCGAGCAAGCCTACGACAAAATCCTATACCGTAAAGAAGGGAGATTGCCTCTGGAACATCGCTAAGAAGTATTACGGCAACGGAGCGCAGTACACAAAAATCTATAACGCGAATAAGGGCAAGATAAAGAATCCTAACCTTATTTACCCGGGGCAGGTGTTGACGATTCCATGAGTAAAGTAGATTTAATCATTCAGAGCGGCAGCACGATTCTCTACCCCATTGTTGAGGAAGGTATCAGCCTTTCGTGGGACCGCAAGGGCTCTCCCGGAAAGCTCAAGTTTTCCGTGGTAAAGGATTCCGTCTTGTCTTTTCAGGAAGGAGACGCCGTAAAGCTGTCCGTTGACGGAACGGATATGTTTTACGGCTTTGTCTTTACAAAGAGCCGCTCGGGGCGCACGCCGAACGTTATCGAGGTTACCGCCTACGACCAGCTCCGCTACTTCAAGAACAAGGACACCTATGTCTATTCAAACAAGAAGGCGAGCGACGTTATCAAGATGATAGCTGAGGACTTCGGCCTCAGCGTGGGAACTCTTGAGGACACGGGGTACGTTATCGGCTCGAGGACCGAGGACAATACTACGCTCTTTGACATTGCCCAGAATGCGCTTGATGAAACGCTGCGAGCGAAAACTAAGCTCTATGTGCTCTACGATAAAGTCGGCAAGCTGACGCTGCAGGACATCGAGAGCATGAAGCTGAATCTGCTTATCGACGCCGACACTATCGGCGAGTACTCCTATTCGAGCACCATTGACAAGCAGACCTACAACCAAATCAAGATTACCTTTGAGAACAAGGATTCGGGCAAGCGCGAAATCTTCATTGCGAAGGACAGCTCGAATATCAACAAGTGGGGTCTTCTGCAATACACCGATACCGTCGAGCTCTCCTCGAGTGGCGCGGCAAAGGCGGAGGCCCTCTTGAAGCTCTACAACACAAAGACCCGCTCGCTCTCTATTTCCGATGCGCTCGGCGACACGAGAGTCCGGGCGGGCTCGTCCGTTATTGTTAAGCTGGGGCTCGGAGACATCAACGTCCAGAGCTACCTACTGGTCGAATCGGTGACGCACAAGTTCAAGCAAGAGCAACACCTGATGGACTTGAAATTGCGAGGTGGTACATTTGTCACTTGATATGAACGGCTTTTTAGAAAACGTAAAACGCGCCGCGCTGGAGGCGGTCAACGCTGCTAAGCCCTTCGCCTTCGTTCTCGGCAAGGTGACGAGCGTATCGCCGCTCAAGGTGCAGGTCGACCAAAAGCTCGAGCTCACCGCAGCGCAGCTTATCCTGACGAACGCGGTCCGGGACTATACCGTCTATATGACGGTAGACCATCAGACCGAAAACACCGCGGGCGGAAGCGGAGACGCTTCATTTGCGAGCCACAAGCATGCCTATAAGGGCAAGAAGGCCTTCAAGGTCCATCTCGGTCTGAAAGCCGGCGAGCAAGTGCTGCTTCTCCGTACCGACGGCGGGCAGAAGTTTATTATCATAGACAGAGTGGAGGCGCCTACATGATACCGAAAGTAGACAATGACCTCCTGACGCTTGAGGTCGAGACTCAGCCGAGTCTTACTTACGCTCTGGATATTGAGCATAGGCGCATTCGCGGCATGGTAGACGAACTCGAGTCGCTGAGGCAGGCTATATATCTGATTCTCAGCACGGAGCGATATGCCTATCTCATTTACTCGTGGAACTACGGCGTTGAGCTTGTCGAGCTTATCGGCCAGCCGAAAGAGTACGCACTTCCAGAGATTAAGCGTTGCATTACAGAGGCCCTACTGCAGGACGACCGAATTACCTCGGTAGACGGCTTCGAGTTTGAGACCGGAAAGAAGACCGTGCACGTAACCTTTACCGTGCATAGCATTTTCGGCGATTTGGAGGTGGAAACCGATGTATGAGGATAAAACCTATGAGGCGATTCTTCAAGAGAAGCTCGCCCGAGTAGCGTCGAGCCTCGACAAACGCGAGGGCTCGATTATTTTCGATGCGCTTGCGCCGAACTCCCTTGAGAGCGCCATGATTTATGTGGCCCTCGACACTGTACTCAACGAGACCTTCGCAGACACTGCAAGCAGAGACTACCTTATCATGCGCTGCGCCGAGCGCGGTATCACGCCGCTGCCTGCGACCTGCGCCGTGGGTATTGGCGAGTTCAGTATGGATATTCCCATCGGTACTCGCTTCTCCTGCGATAAGTACAACTGGGCCGTGACCGAAAAAATCGAGTCTCTCAAGTATTACCTTACCTGCGAGACCGCCGGCGCAGACCCGAACGGCTACACCGGTCAGCTTATCCCTATCGAGTACATTGAGGGACTTGCGACCGCAGAGCTGACGAGTATCGTTATCAACGGCGAAGACGAGGAAGCGACGGAGACCCTGAGACTGCGCTACCTCAACAGCTTTGAGAATCAGTCCTACGGCTTCAATCGCGGGCAGTATATCGAAGTTACCGAGGCTCTGCCCGGCGTCGGCGGGTGCAAGCCCTACCGTGCGTGGAAAGGTCCCGGAACGGTCAAGCTCGTTATCACGGGAAGCGATTACCAGCCGCCTTCCGATACCCTTATCAATACCGTGCAGACGGCTATCGACCCGACGCAGAACAGCGGCGACGGTATCGGCCTTGCCCCTATCGACCATGAGGTTACGGTCGTCGGCGCGGCAGGTACTACGGTCAATATCTCTACGACCTTGACCTTCGCCTCGGGCTGGAACTTGACCGAGTGCCTCCCGTACATTCAGAACGCTCTTGATGCCTACTACCTCGAGCTCAACTCGATGTGGAGCAAAGAGGCTGGGCTGATTGTCCGCGTATCGCAAATCGAGTCGAGACTCCTTGCGCTCGCCGGTATCGTCGATATTTCCGGCACGACCCTGAACGGTCAGGCGGGAAATCTCACACTCGATAAGGACGCGGTTGCCGTGAGGGGGTCGTTCACAAATGCGTAACTTCAACAACATCAGGACCATCGACCTCAAAGAGTATCTTCCCGACGTGCTGAAAGACGTGCAGGAAATGCGGGCAATCATGGAAGCGGAGACCCCGGAGATACAAGCTATCTGGGACGCCTGCGAGGACTGCATGAACGACCAGTTTATCTCCGAGGCCACCGAGAACGGTGTGGCCCGCAGAGAGAAAATGCTGGGTATCACGCCCTTTGCGACTGATACTCTTGACGACCGCAAGCTCCGGCTGCTCAGCCGGTACAATGAAAATATTCCGTATACAAGGAAAAGCCTTGCCGCCCTGCTTGAGTCTCTCTGCGGGGCGGGAGGCTATATTTTGACTATCACGACGGCGACCTTTACCGTCAATGTGAAAGTCGCGCTCGGCGTCAAGAAACAGGAGACAATTATCTCCGAGACACTTGAGCGCATTCTGCCGTACAACATGGTTTTTACGGTAGAGCTTCTTTATAACACGTGGGCTAAGGTCAAGCCCTATAAGTGGAGCGAGGTCAAACCGCTCACGTGGAAAGACTTGAAAGAGGAGGTACTTACTTAATGGCTACCTACACAAAAAACTACAAGCTGAAAAAGCCGGCGCCAGAAGACTTCGCGGACATTGCAGACCTCAACGAGAACGCGGATAAAATCGACGCTGCGCTCAAGGACAAGGCGGACCTCGATGAGTCCGGCAAGCTGAAGGAGAGTCAGCTTCCGAGCCTGTCCTATATCCCAGCTTCACAGAAAGGCGCAGCAGGCGGCGTCGCAAGCCTCGGCTCTGACGGTAAGGTCCCTTCGGGGCAGCTTCCCGCTATGGACTACATCCCTGCCTCTCAGAAAGGCGCGGCAGGCGGTGTAGCTACTCTGGGAAGCGACGGTAAGATTCCCGAATCTCAGCTCGGTACGGTCGGCATACCGCCTCAGATTATCGCCACAATTCCGAGCGGCAGCTCCGTCACCTGCAAATGCGGCTCGAAGACCTTGACCGCCACAAGCACCGGTACCGTGACCTTCAATCTGACGGGGTACGGTACATGGGTCGTGACGGCTACAAAGGACGGCCAGACCGCTACCGAGAGCGTTGTCGTGGACGATGTGAAGCAGTATAAAATCTCGCTCTCCTACTTCTCCGCTACGCTGAAAGTAACCTCGGACTCCGGCGCTACCGTTACTGCCACGAACGGCACGAAGACCTTCTCCGGCACCGTGCCTACGAGCGGCGTGCTCTCCCTGACGATTACCGCGTCCGGTACCTATACCGTTACCGCTACAAAGAGCGGAGAGACGACCGACCCCGTGAGCGTGGCAATCACGACCTCCGGGCAGACCTACTCCGTCGAGTGTCTGTTCTTCAACAGCGTGCTCTCTAAGAACACGTGGGCGCAGATTGCTAAGGCCTCTGCCGCAGGCAAGGCTTCTCAGCTTTGGTCTGTCGGCGATACGAAGGACATCACGGTCGGAAGCGAGACCCTGACGCTCGTAATTATGGGCTTCAATCATGACGACCTCGCAAGCGGCGGCAAGGCCGGCATTACCTTTGGCATGAAAAACCTTATGGCAACTACGCGCCGAATGAATGCCTCGAATACAAATAGCGGTGGCTTTACCGGCTCTGAAATGTACTCGTGGCTACAAAACACGCTTTTGCCGACCCTGCCGTCCGACCTGCAAGCAGTACTTAAGAGCGTCAACAAGAAGACCTCCGCAGGCAGTCAGAGCTCGACTATCAACACAAACTCGATGAAGCTCTTCCTCTTCTCCGAGATTGAGATTTTCGGCTCGACCACCTACTCGAAAGCCGGTGAGGGCTCGCAGTACAGCTACTTTGCTACCGCCGCAAACAGAATCAAGTACCTCTCCAACGGCTCCGGGTCTGCGAGCTGGTGGTGGGGGCGTTCTCCTTATGGGAGCACCTCCGTCAGCTTCTGCATTGTGAACAGCAGCGGCAGCGCGAGCAATGGCAGCGCCAACATCACCTACGGCGTTTGCTTCGGCTTCTGTGTTTAATCTACTATCTTTAGTCAATCCGGGGCCCTTGTGGCCCCGGTAGGAGGTAAAAGCTAACTATGTCAGTTTATAAAGCACTGCGAGGAGACAGCTCGGTTCAGTTCGTAGAGACTGCGCGCAAGCTCGCCGTGCATACAAGAAAATGCTGCCTGAAAACGCCGAAGAGGTACACCTTTTACGGTGCTCAGGAGCTAAGCGCTCTCGCCGATACCGTCTACAATGAGGTCAAAATGGCGAACAGCGTTTTTCCCGGAAATCAACACGAGGTCCAGCTTCGACGGAACCACCTTATCGAGGCAAACGCCACGCTTCAAGCGCTTATCGGTCAGCTCGGAATTATGGCAGACCTTCTCAAGCAGAATCCTGAAAAGCTGCGCTGGCTCGATAATTCTCTCGAGGAGTGGGCTTCCCTCATCAGTGAGGAGGCTAAGCTAATTTCCGGCGTAAAGAAATCGGATAAGGAACGATTCAAGAATCTGCCCTAACCGATATATGGGTCCTGTCATGATACTGTTGTCTTGTCCTGCGAACTGGTGGTGGGAGCGTTCTCCTAATGGGAGCAACTCCAACAACTTCTGCAATGTGAACAGCAACGGCAACGCGAACAATAACAACGCCAACAACACCAACGGCGTTTGCTTCGGATTCCATAAGGAATCAGGTCCGACGTAGTAAGCAGGAAACTGCCGAAATCAGTACCTTTATGGAAGGATGACTCGTACCCTGCCTTTTGGCTAAAACACTCCTTTGATGTAGTCGCTCGGACGCTGCTTGCATGGCGCGGTTTACGCGGACCGTGTTTCATGGGCGGTACTACTATGCAGTTACTTTTACGCGTTCAACACTGTACAAAGGGGACAATTTTTAATGACAAGCGAAGAAAGACACGAGGCTCGCTATCAGAGGCGAGTCAAGAAACGGCAAGAAAGACGCCTCGCTCTCAGCAAATCCTGCGGAGATTTTGAGGACGTCTTTTCTTATGAAAATCTATATCAATCCGGGCATATCTGCTGCCGAGGCGTTAGCTGGAAAAGCTCCACGCAGACTTACCGCTTCAATCTCGTAACGAATACGGCCGCAACTCGCCGCGCGCTTCTTAACGGGACGTATAAGAGCCGAGGCTTTATTGAGTTCGACCTCTACGACCGAGGAAAAATGCGGCACATCAGGAGCATTCATATCAGCGAACGTGTCGTGCAGAGAACGCTCTGCGATAAGGTCATCAACCCGACCTTAAAACCGTCGTTCATCTATGACAACGGCGCAAGTACCGAGAACAAGGGAATCGACTTCGCTCTCAACCGCCTCTCCTGCCACCTGCAAAGGCATTATAGGAAGTACGGGCGGGAGGGCTATGTTCTTCTCTTTGACTTCTCCAACTACTTCGCCAACGCGCAGCATTGGCCGGTCAGCCGTGAGCTGGCAAAACGTGTGCATGACGTGAGAATCAGGGCTCTCGCAAATGAGTGTCTCGATAACTTCGGCCCCATCGGTTACGGGCTCGGAAGTCAAATCTCGCAGACTGCCGCTCTTATGCTGCCGAACAAGCTCGACCACTTCATCAAGGAAAAGCTCGGCATTAAAGGCTACGCCAGATATATGGACGACGGCTATCTGATTCACCCGAGCAAGGAATACCTCAAAGAGTGTCTTACTCGCATGAAAGAGGTCTGCGATTCACTCGGCATTATTCTTAATACGAAGAAGACGAAAATCAAGAAGCTCAGCGAGGGCTTCAAGTTCCTGCAAATCCGCTTCAAGCTGACGGAGACCGGGAAGGTCCTTCGTAAAATGAGCTTTGAGAGTATTAAGAAAATCCGGCGCAAGCTCAAAAAGTTCAAGCGCTGGAATATCGAGGGCAGAGTCGTGAAAATCGCCGGCAAGTTCGTCCGGCGTGTATTTCCACTCTCAGATATTTGCAGCGCCTATGAGAGCTGGCGCGGACACATGAAGCGGGGAAACAGCTTCCATGCCGTCGAACGCATGGACCTATATTTTAAGAAACTGTTCGGATTCCACCCGAATAATAAAATCGAATGGAGGAAAGCGCTATGTACTTAATCACAAACTCGGCAAATCTCATTGTCGAAATCTGCGAGCACCCCTGTTACGTTCGCAAGCAGGCAAACGGCGTCGTCGTTCTCAGCGAGCAAGACAAAGCCGACGCAATTTACTCGAACGACTCCAACACCTTCTGGCCCACACAGCAGGTCGGGTATCTCTGCGACCGGCATACCCTCGTTGAGGTCGAGAGTGTTCCTGCGGAAGTCGTTGCCGGCTTCTACTTCTATCATGCTGGGGAGTTCTACACGACTGAGGCGAATCTGACCGTCCTCGCAAAAGCACGGGCCCCGGAGCTTGCGAGCCTTGTTTTCGTGAAAATGGCAGAGACAGAACAGCTCGACGACGCGACTCTCACGGAACACGCCGAGCAGTTTTCGGAATGGGCATACCCGGTAGCTTATGCGGTCAAGGCGATTTGCTCTTACAAAGGAAAGCTGTACCGCTGCGTACAAGCGCACAGCTCGCAAGCAGATTGGACGCCGCCGGCTACTGCAAGTCTCTGGAAGGAAATCGGAGACCCTACGGTCGAGTACCCCGAATGGTCTCAGCCCCTCGGCGCGCATGACGCCTACGCGCTCGGCGACAAGGTGGCGCATAACGGCAAGCATTGGGTAAGCACTGCTGCAAATAACGTTTGGGAGCCGGGGGTCTACGGCTGGGAGGAGGTTACTGAATGACGGTTTATCAATGGCTCTGCCTTCTTGGCGCGCCTGCGCTCATTGCGGCCGTCTTCAAGTACCTGCACTCCCTCGTCAAGAAGAACGCTCTGGACACGGCCGCAGTAAAGGCGGGACTGCAAGCCTTGCTCAGGTCGCAGATGATTAGCGACTACAACAAATGGGAGGAACGCGGCTTCGCTCCTATCTACGCCCGGGAAAACTTCGAGAACTGCTGGAAGCAGTACCACTCCCTCGGCGTGAACGGCGTTATGGACGACCTCCATAACAAGTTTTTAGAGCTGCCGGTATCACCACCTGATGAGAGCTAAGAAACGAGAGTTTTCCAAAATCATAATCGCCATTGTCGGGACCGCTACGGGAGTCGTAACGGTCTTTACTTTGGCCATTGTTTGGAAAACCGGCGACACTTCGCCGCTTGCGTACCTTATCCCCGCCATCTTTGCCGAGCTCGCTACCGCGACCGGCTTCTACTACAGTAAGGCGAAAGCTGAAAACCGAATCAAGCTCCGTAAGAAGTACGGGCCTGATATATACAATGATTCAAAGGAGGACTAAAAACATGTTAGAAAGCGTACTGCAAAACCTTATCAACATCGGCTGGGCCATGCTTATCTTCCTCGCCGCGTACCTTGCGAATGTCGCCTTTTCGCTCTGGTACAACATCAAGATTCTGCATGAGGCCTTTGACAAGGACAAGCTCATTGCAAGTGGCCTTAAGATTCTGACTTTCGTGGTCGGGCTGACGCTGCTCTGCACCGCAATCACGACTCTGCCCCTGTTTGCAAATCAAGTCGGCTGGGCGATTCCCGAGGAGTATTCTGACCTCTTCGCTGACCTTATTATCATCGGCGCCGTGCTGCTCGTGGCCTGCAAGTACATCAAGGAGGCCTTTACTAAGTTCGTGGCAATCCTGAACGCTAAGACAGAAGGAGGTATTGAGAATGAGTAACAGCCCGCTCGTAAGCTATACAAAAATCTCGCCGAATAAGTCGAGCCCCCGCAACCACAAAATCGATACCGTAACTATCCATTGCGTAGTCGGTCAATGCTCGGTCGAGACCCTCGGCAACGTGTTCGCGCCCACCTCTCGGCAGGCGTCCAGCAACTACGGTATCGGGTATGACGGCCGTATCGGTATGTATGTCGAGGAGAAAGACCGCTCGTGGTGCTCCTCGAACGCGGCGAACGACAACCGCGCAATTACGATTGAGGTCGCCAGCGACACCAAAGAGCCTTACGCGGTCAATGCGAAGGCCTATGCCGCGCTTATCGACCTGCTCGTCGATATTTGCAAGCGTAACGGAATCAAGGAACTCAAGTGGAAGGCTGACAAGTCTCTTATCGGTCAGCCGGACAAGCAGAACATGACCGTACACCGTTGGTTTGCGAATAAGAGCTGCCCCGGTACATACCTCTACGAACGGCACGCCCAGATTGCCTCTGAGGTCAACAAACGCCTCGGGAGTACGAATATCAAGCCCGCGCCTGAAAAGCCGTCTGGGGGCTTGTATCGCGTCCAGACGGGCGCTTTTAAGTCTAAGACAAATGCAGACGCCATGCTGGCTAAGGTCAAGGCGAAAGGCTTCGCCACCTATATGGTGAAGGTCGGAGACCTCTACAAGATTCAGGTCGGGGCCTTCAAGGTCAAGGCGAACGCGGAGGCTATGATGAAGAAGCTGCAAGCCGCGGGCTTTTCGGTCTTCATCACTACTGAGGAGGGCGCGGGCAAGTCGGCAGACGAGCTCGCTCGGGAGGTCCTGCAAGGCAAGTGGGGCAACGGCGCGGAGCGTAAAAAGCGGCTTGAGGCCGCTGGGTATGACTACGCCGCCGTACAGAAAAAAGTAAATCAGCTCGTCTAAGAGATAAGGCCGGAGTCGTTCCTTCATGGGACGGCTCCGGCCTTTTACTATTTGCGGTAGAAATGCAACAGAAAGTTCGCAGAATCCCGGCAGTTTTGCGCGCTCCCTTTTCTTACCAAACACGGTAAAATAATAATTGTCAAGGGGAAAACCTTGACAAAGAAAAGAGCCCCCGTTGCTGGAACAACGAGAGCTCAGAAAGGAGGTCAATCATGGACGGCTACCACACCGACTACGGATTCATGGGCTTGGTAAACGGAGAGTACATGCTCTTCGCGACCGACACCGAGTACCTTGAATACGTAACTGACGACTAACCTCGTCCGCTCGAGAGCTTGGCCGGTCACAAGACCGGCTGAGCTCGAGAGTGTTCATATATTATATCGCATTCAGGTAAGAAAGTAAACCCTAAGGAGGTAACGATTATGATTTTTACTGTTTACGCAGATAAGGCTGAAGAAGTCAGCAAGCGCCTTGATAAGCTCGCTAAAAAGGCTACTCGCTATAATGTTCCGTTCTCTTACACCGTTTCCGACGAACACCCCGAGACGGTTAACGTCTTCGACGACTTCTCTCACAAAGCCAGCTCCTACAAGGTCGCTGCCGTTGATTTTGATATTGCTTGCGAAGAGCTTATCAAGGCGAACGGCTGGACTGTTCTCGCTAAGGTCGAGCACGGGGACAAGGGAAATGTCGTAAGCTGCTTCGGTAAGCAGAAAGCCCGCTCTGAGTGGTTTACCGCAACTCCTCATTGCGACCATTGCAACACGAATCGCCGGCGCGCCGTTACCTTCTTCATTGAGAACGCCGAGGGCGATACTCGACAGGTCGGACGTGCTTGCCTGCATGACTACACCGGAATCAGCCTAGCGACTGCCGCTCTCTGGGCCGAAGTGAGAGACCTCTTTCCAGAGGACCTTGATTGCTCTATGACTGACTGGAATACTCGCCGGGGCGCGCAAATGTTTGAGGCCCGCCAGATTCTCGCCTGCGCTTATGACGCAATTCAGGAATACGGCTACCGCAAAAGCGACGAGCAGGATAGCACACGGGAAGTTGTTCTTGATAAGCTTCGCGAGCAAGTAGCCGCCTCTGACAAAGCAATGTCACAGGCCGAGCTTATCAATAGCTGGCTGCTTGGCATTGACTTTGACTCTGCAAGTGACCTTGAGCGTAATTGCTCTGTATTTGCTAAGGGCGAATATGTAACGGCTAAGCAGGTCGGCCGACTGGCATACATGCCTCTCGCGTATGAGCATTATATGGAGCGTAAAGCCCGGGAAGAACAGAGAGCAAACACGGAAAATACTTCGGCGTATGTTGGAGAAGTGGGTACTCGTCTGACCCTCAACTTGACTGCTGCAGTGCTTCTCACCTCATGGTATAACGACTTCGGTACCGCCTATCTTTATAAGTTCGCTGACGAGGCAGGAAACGTCTTTATCTGGTACGCGTCTCGACCTATTGAGCTTCAAGAGCGTATGACCCTCAAGGCCACAATCAAAGCTCACAACGAACGGAATGGCGTCAAGCAGACTGTTCTCACGCGTTGCAAGGTGGTTGCGTGATTGACTGAAAGCGGTAAAACCGCAACGGAAAGTTCACAGAATCCCGGCGGTTTTACGCGCTCCCGAAATCAGTAAAACGCGGCATAATAAATAATGTCAAGAGGATAAAACAGAATGCGGACAGCGCCGCCCAGCTTACGAGCTTCAAGCGGTAAGCGCGCTGCGAAAGGTAACCTCTTGACATTAAAAACAAGGAGGCAATAGTATGAAAGTTTACATCGTTCAAGTGATTCCCGAGGCGAGCCTCGGGAAAGTCAGTCAGGAGGGCTACTCGACCTTAGAAAAGGCGCAGGCCTTTGTCGAGAGCCGTTCCGACCGTCCGCAGCAAATCTCGCCGTACCTTTACCGCACGGCAGACTTCACCGACTACCTCATCTACGAGGTCAATATCATCTGAGAAAGATTCGCCCGCGAGGGCGTTTCTTTCGAGCCGATTGCTTTAGCACACTACTTTATTAAAGGAGGCAACTCAATGGCAAAAAGAGTCGGAAAGACCGACGAACAACCTTTTGTAAAGCTCTTCCGAGAGCTTACATACCGCTGGACTCCGTGGGAGGTCTGGCAGGACTTCGTTACGATGTACGCTTGCGCTATCTCGAACGCAGTCGACAAGTCTCACTTTGAAAAGCGTGAAGAGCTCTACCTCAAGCGGATTCAGAAGTACAACAAGAAGGAGCAAGAGATTTTTCCTCAACTCGCTGCGGAAGTGGTCCTTGCTCTCGAGAAGAATCCGGAGCAGGACTTCCTCGGAAGTATCTTCATGGCGCTCAACCTCGGCAATGACTCTGGCGGGCAGTTCTTTACGCCCTACGATGTTTGTCGAATGATGGCAGAAATGACTTGTGACAACGTGCTGCCGACTATCGAGGCGAAAGGCTATATCTCAATTAACGACTGCGCTTGCGGTGCCGGCGCTACTTTGATTGCCGGTGTTCACGCCGCAGCTAAGCGGATAAGCAAGGCGGGTCTGAACTGGCAGAATCATATTCTCGTGACTGCGCAGGACGTTGACTACACCGTAGCATACATGTGTTATATCCAGCTCTCGCTTCTCGGCGTCGCCGGCTATATCAAAGTGGGTAACTCGCTTACCGAGCCTATGCGCTCGGACGACTCATTGGAGAACTACTGGTTTACGCCGATATACTGCTCCGATGTGTGGACTATCAGAAGGCTTTTCAAGGGCGGAACGCTCTTATAAGCAAATACATTTTTCAGGAGGTTTTTATTATGGCAACTATTACAACGAAAGAGACCCGGGCCTTCAACTGGGCGAATCCGGGTACGCTCAAGGTCAGCGATGAAATCGTCGAGACTCTCAAGGACAACCGTGAGGTTGTGTTCGTCGTCATAGACGACGGCGTTATCGGGCTGAAGAATCTGCTCGGCTACCACCGCATGAATAAGGAGTGGACCAACGAAGGCGGCTGGCTTGCCTGCGATATGCGTCGCTACCTCAACGAGGACGTTATCGCGCTGCTCCCTGACGCGCTTATCGCAGCTATCAAGCCCCGCAAGTTCGGCGAAGAGGAGGACAAGCTCTGGCTCTTCTCCGAGATGGAGGTCTTCGGTGAACATGACTGGACCGAGAATGACCCTGACCGCGGCTTCCAGTTCGAGTACTTCAAGGACCGCCGCAACCGTATCAAGGTCGACGAAGACGGAGATGCGAACTGGTGGTGGGGGCGTTCTCCTCGTGGGAGCAGCTCCAGCTACTTCTGCATTGTGACCAGCGACGGCTACGCGAGCTTTGGCAGCGCCCACTACACCGTCGGCGTTTGCTTCGGCTTCTATATCTAATCATCAATCTATGAATCCGCGGGGCCTTGTGCCCCGCGGTGAAAGGAGAATGACACTTTGGGACTTAAAGATTTGCGGCTTGCGAAAGGCTACAGCCGCACCGAGCTGGCAAAAGTCAGCGGAATCCGCTACCAGAAAATCCGTGATATTGAGGTCGGTATCATCAAGCCTGAGAATATCACACTCAAAACGGCGCTCAAGCTCGCGCAGGCTCTCGACTGCCAGCCTGAGGACCTGACAAAACCGGATAAGGAGGAAAGCGATGTATGAGGAACTGAGAAAGGCCTTTATCAAACGCCTTACCATGGACAGTCCTCACCATGACGCGCGGCGTAAAGACTTCAATCAAGCCATCTTTGACGCTGACGAAGGCTTTGCGTGCTTTAACGGAACGGACCTCGATATGGTCCTTGAAAAGTTTGACGCCGCAGTCCGAGACTTGACTACTTACCAAAAGCGGTAAAACCGCAACGAAAAGTTCGCAGAATCCCGGCGGTTTTGCGCGCTCCCTTTTTCTACTGAACACAGTAAAATATAATTGTCAGTTGGAAAACACTGGGAATTACAAAGGAGGCAAACATAATGAAAGACATGAGCATTATCGCTAACAAGAAGATTATCAACAAGGAGACCAATGAGGTCCGTCTGGTTGTGAGCATTGACGAGGAGAATCGCAAGATTCACTCCGTCCCCGTGGACGAGCCTAACGCTGAGCCGAGTATCATGGCTGCTGCAAGCTATGACCGTCGCTGGAAGCTCTACGAAGAGCCTGAGGCTGAGGTCAGCGAGACCGCTGAGCCAGAAGTCAACCACGACGAGCCCATGAAAATGTCGGACGTCGTGACTAAGCTCGAGAGCCTGTTCGATATTCTGAATCGCGTCTACTTCAACAACGCGCTGCCGAAACCGGTCATCACCGTTCAGTCTACCCCTAAGGCTTACGGCCACTGCTCTACTAAGAAGATTTGGAAGAGCGAGAACGACGGCCAGTACGAAATCAACATCGGCGCCGAGTTCCTCAATCGTCCGTCTGCTAATACGGCTGCGACGATGTGCCATGAGATGGTCCATCTTTACTGCCTTGTGAATGAGATTCAGGACACTTGTCAGAAAGGCCGCTACCACAACAAGACCTTCAAGGCTGAGGCTGAGGTAAGAGACCTTGAAATCGGGTACGACCGTACCGTTGGCTTCTCCCACACAAATCCGACCGAGGCCTTCAAGAAGACCCTCGAAGACAACGGCTTTGTACTTGAAGTTCCGTTCGCTCGCGTTATGCCTGAGGAGAAAGCAAAGGCCGAACGCGAAAAGCCTCACCGCTACGTTTGCCCGGTCTGCGGGCAGGAAGTTAAGACGACCGCCGACCTCAGCCTCATTTGCGGTATCTGTGAGGTCGCTATGGAGAGGGCTGATTAAAAGAACTCCAGAACAGCCCGTATCGCGTCCAAAGTTTTCAGAGGGTAAATCTAAGGGCCCCTGAGCTAAAACGCGATACGGGAGGTCTGGGGCTTGCCCGGGGAGGTTTATATGAGAGACGAAGAGTACCTCTTCAAAGAAGATGTACGAGAAAAGGCGATAACAGCCCGGAGCGCTAAGAAGCGCCCTCGGCATAGCGGTTGCCGCCTACCGCAATACACGGCAAAGGAGATGAGAGAGATGAGCGGTCCTACCTACACGCTCAACCTGAAAAAACGTATCACATACGCAGAGTTCAAAGCACTTCCCGAGGGCTTGCAGAAGAGCTACGTGCAGAACATTATCGACAAGTACCACGTCGGGCCTTCGGCTCTTGCCGAGCTTATGGGCGCGAACGCCGGTGCGGTCGGCGTTTACCTGAGCAAGAGAGGCTTTTCCTTCAAGCGAGGTTTTCAGCCTACGAAGGACGACCTCGAGAGATTCCGAGAGGACTATGGTATCAGCACGAATGCGCCGACAAAAAAAATAACTTTGGAGAACTTCTCGTTCTGCTTCTCCGGAGCCTTCAATGCGGCGAGCTTTGTAAAGCAAATCAAGGCCTTCGTCCCCGAAGGACAACTCCTGCGGGTCTCCGTAGCAGTCGAGGTAGTCGAGCCCGAGCCCTCTGCTACTGAGCCTGCTACCGAAGAAAGTCCTTGA